AAGCTTAAACGGCAAAAACAAAGCGTTTAATGCCAAAATTAAAAAAATATCTAAAGAACTCGATATGAACGGAATGTTTGACATCGGCAAAATGAAACCTAAAAATGCTTTAGATTAAAACCCAAAAATTAACATTTAGTTAACATTCAGTTAACAATAGCCCGCTATATTTGCAGGGTAATTAAAACTATAGAAACTATGAGAGCTTCAAACGAAACAATAAAAGTAACTGCAAATCAAAGTAAAAGAACATTTACAATTAGAAAGTTTTTTGATGGAAAATTCCTTACAAAATACAGAACTATTGAAATGAATCAAGAAGAATTTGACAGAGAAGAAATGAACACAGAAAATGATTGGAAACAATTTCTAAAGTCTGATAACTATTATACCGTATAATTATGAAACACTCAATAAAAGAAATTGCAAATTACATACACGAAAAAATAAACTTATCATCTAATTCTGCTTACAATATTTATGATGGGCCAAATGGTTTAACCCATACTACGGGATCAATGGAATATAGAGACGAAAATTATCAGCACGTTACGACTTATATCACAATGGATGATGTGTTATATGATGATGATTTAATAAATAGTTTAGTGTTTCAGTTAGACTTACAATATAAATGATTGACCCACAAAAAACGCGAAGCAGAGCCACTAAGCACGGCAAAAATATCTTAGCTATATTTCCCCAAGCATTAGAGGACAACCCTTACAAGCTATACCAAGCCCTTTTAAGGCTAGAAAATAAGGCTACTAAAGTAAAACGTAATAAGATAGCAACCGATAGGATATTAGTGAGGGTAAAAATACTATTGGGCTGCACCTATAAAATAAAGAGCAAAGAAATATTTATAAACAATAAGCCGCGCGAATATACCCTGATGTTAAATGACGGGGAAAGCAAGCGGAATCAAGCGGAATTACAAAGAGATGCTGACGGTTATGGCATCTTAGCACCTGATTTTTAACCAATAAAACCAACAAAATGATTAGGAAAATCACAACACTAAAGGACACTATTACAATCAGCGGCACAAGTGGTTACAGCAGCGCATACTTAGGTTGGAAGATACTACCCGCAATGCAGGATTTTAGTAAAAAAGAATTAAAACTAAAAAAAATAGTTATGAAAACAATGTACAAAACAACAGGCGAAAGAGTAGTACTAACTGGTGAATCTCGTAATGTTGGGCATGGAGAGCAAATTGAAGTTGCTTATTCAGACGGTTCGACAGGTTGGGAACACGAAGCAGATTTAATAGACTGAAACATTAACTAAAAAAATAAAAACATATTATGCAATTAAATTTAATTTGTTTAAAAGATGAATTACGACCAGTCCTCGGTCATGTTTACGTTACTTCGGAAAATGCAGTAGCTACTAACGGTCATGTGTTGGGGGTAATACCAACCAATCATATTTTTAATAGAGATTTTGTTTTGTCTATTCCTGAAGATGGAATGTTAATACACGCGGAAGATTGGAAAAAAATAACACAATATGAATCCGCAGCTTGGAAAGGCCCTAACACCATAAAACTACACGACAGTAAAAAAAGATCTATTATTATCGAAACATTTTCACAGGAGGAGGTAGCTAAGTTTCCAGAATTTGAAAGATTAATCCCCACCCAAGAAAAGAGACAAGCCGAACTGAATAAAGTTGGTATTGATGCAAGCAACGCGCTTTTATTGCAAAAAGCATTAGGTTTTCTTAGTTTAGCTATGCAATTTTCAGGCTTTTCTGGGGCTATTCATTGCACGGATGCTTCAAACAGAGAAGAAACCGCAGGTAGACATGGAATATTAATGCCAATAAAATTAACCTAACCATGAAAAGATACTTTAAATCCAGCACTAGCCCATGCGGTCAGGTTGAGGTAGTATTCCTCACTCCAAGCGAAAAAACATACTACAAAGTAAAGATGAGTTCATTCTTTTACGAAGCCCTTAAAACTGACAAAACAGTGGAGAAGATAACCCAAATGGAGGGTGTGAATTTAATACACGAATCAAAAGAAGTGCCTAGCCTAGGTGCTGCCTTAGAGAAAGCAGACTACCCATTTTTAAGCGATATAGCAAATAGATTATGAGAGTATATATTATTATGATAATATTCATTATCTTGTTCTGCCTAAGCTAATTAACAACCATTAAAATTAATAATTATGAGAACAAAAATTTCAAATGCAGTAACAGTATTTACAATAGCGTGCTGGGTGATGTATCTTACCATAAATTTATCAATAGTTGCACCCCAATAAACTTAACCTTATATTTACATCTTAATTAAAAAATACCAATGAGTACAGATAAGAAAAATATTTACCAAAAATTACTATCTATTCAGAAGAAAGTAAAGGGCTTGTCTAAAGATAAGCAGAGCCACAATTACGGTTATGTTACGGGTAACAAGCTACTATCATTTATTAAACCGCTGATGGATCAGGAGGGCTTAATACTAAAGCAAGAGATAACCGAAATAGAAAATGTTAGGCAAGATTACGAGGTCTTTAGTAAATGGGATTTGAACGCTGACGGTACTAAAGGCAAGTGGAAACCTAAAAATGAAATCCTCTCTAAGGTGATGATGAAATTCACTTGGGTAGATTGTGAGACTGGAGAGATGGACGTGAATACATTTGGCGCTAACGGTCAAAACGATTGGGAGAAGGGACTAGGCTCTGCTCTTACATACGGTGAGCGTTACTTCCTGCTAAAATACTTTCACATTGCTACTGATGAGGATGATATTGACAACCCCGACAGAAAGCCAGTAGAGCCGACACCTAAGACCGTAGCGAAAGAAACACCTAAGCCAGTAGCTAAATCAGCGGTAAAAACAACCGCACCTGCAAACGACTTAGCGGGAATGGAAGCAAAGTTTATTAGATTAGCTATGGAGGAAGGGTCTTTAACGGATAAATTAGTGGGATTCATTGTAAAAGCACGAGATACTTACAAGTGGAATCATAGCCGCATTATAGAACTGCTTAATACGGCCAAGATTCAAACAAAGAAAGAAGTTAAAGACTTATGATTTGGGAGGTAGGTATATCAATATTGGGCATGGCGGTAGTATTCGTCATACCCCTTTACCTAGCCGCTTTGGTTTGGTATCACTTCTACAAAAAACGCATTACAAAAAATAGTAGATATGAGCAATTCAACGATAGGGACTGATTACGTTATACGGCAAAATGCCATGAGGGCTGACAAGAATTTTAATGACACCTCAGCGCATGATACTTGTCGATTGTACATAAAGTGCATAAACATTAAGAAAGAGCTACTACTGCACTTTAAAAGCCCTAAGAAGTTTGATGAACTTATTGATAAAACATTAAAGCGCAAGGAATGTAAGAACTACGAGGGATTCAAAGGCTTCTTAGGGGATAAGCTAGACCGCATAACATCACCTGAGAGAATAGATGAAATCGTAGAACTAATTGGCGAAGGGTTGTGGCATCAATCGGTTATTAAGATATTCAGATAATGGTAGATACAATAGTTCTTATAGACGCGGATAGCATTCTTTACTCCGCTTGCTATGTAAAAAAAGAGAATCAGATTGACGGGAAACCCTTCTCGGAAAATTTAGAAGATATTGTGTTTAAGTTTGATGAGCAAATCCAGTACATTCAAACTGACATTGAAGACGACTATGGTGAGCGGTTTAATATTGTGAAAATAGTTATATTTATAGAGGGTGCTGGCAATTTCCGCAAGTGGGTATCGCCCGACTATAAGGCTAACAGAGTCAAAAAAGAAAAGCCACCGCTGATTGAGCAACTGAAAAAATGGGTTAATCAAAATTACACAACTTTTTATAGTTACAACGTAGAAACTGATGATAGCATAGTAGCTACCTACACGCAGTGGGTTAATAAAGGATATGAGATAATACTAGCCTCAATCGACAAAGACATTAGAACCGTACCCTGCTTAGTTTGGGATTACTTCCGCACCCGTAAAGAACTTGTAGTGGTAACGGAAGAGGAGGCAGTGTATAACTTCTGGTATCAAATGCTTACGGGTGATTCCTCGGATAACATTAAAGGAATAGCGGGAATGGGTAAAGTAGGAGCAACTAAGATATTAGCTAATACTAAACCGCCTTACTACTTTACGGTTTACAGGCAATACGCTAAACGCTACGGTAGTAAAACAAGAGTTGAGTTTACCAAATCTTACAGTCTGTTAAAGATGAGAACAGATAACATTTACACGCCAAACCTAGACGAAGTGATGTTTTAATTCACTATCATTGTGCAAAGCAAATAGAATATAAATTTTTAATTTACGAATTATGAAAAAAGAATACGAAAAAGTAGTGATGCCGCCAATAGGTTTAACATCAAAAATAGTAAACAGGTTAGAAAGGTTGCGAGATGTTAGGGGTGCAATAGTAAGATACTATGATGCAAGTATGAAGATACCTGTTGAATGGATTGAAGAATACAATGAACTGATAGACAGTACTAAAGCTTAGTGTCGTTGTGTTAACCTTTAATTTAATTACATAAAACACAGGAATGGAAGAAATACGAAAGTCAATAAAGCAGAGAAGAATTGAAAATGCGGATAAAGTATGCAGAGAGCTTAGGTATCAGTTAGTAGAATATGGGGGCATCGGTGATTTTGATGCAATAAATAAGCATTTAGTTTCTTGGAGTGTTTACTCTAACAAAAGCAAGTACGAAAGACCACAGCCAGAAGACTAACGTAAACTAAGTATTTAATTGTGGAAAATGATAAAATTAAAAGAGAGTGCAAAAACGAAAGACACGTAAGGCGTGATAATAAATTTGGAATAACATGGTGCATTAGATGCGGCAGATTATTTACAAAGCCGAGCGGTAAGGAGATTACCGAAGAAGATAGATTAAGGTTTAATTGTTTATAACCTTCGTGTAAAAATTGGTATGTATGTAATGCCAAAACCATAAAATTATGTTTGACTTAGTATTAAAAGAACAAGTAGAGAAAGCTAAACCGAAATGCTTAAAATGCCAATCGACCAACATAAAAGTTGCTATACATACAGACTACAAAGAGTGTAATGAGTGCTATAATTTTTGGGGGCAAGCAGACTAACGTAGACTAAACCGCCTCATCATTGGCTTATTGTTTATATGCTCACTCGGTTTCTTTATGTTTATCTGAGCAGCGTACAAGGCATGACCTGCGGCTACAATAGCATCATGTGTAGTTCTATTATGCACGTTGTAACTCTTTGCTTGATTTATAAGTTCTTCAAAGAATAACCTACCATACTCACCTGTTTTTTTATTCAAACCTACGTGGTTGTTAATATAATCTTCGAGGAGAAAATCCTGCGCCCTAATAGTCTCAGGGGTTGCGTACACACCCTTTTTAGTGCGTTCTGCTTGACTTACCTTAGTGTTAGGCGCTAGACTTTGTGTAGGGCGGTTAAACAAGTACTTACCATAACCCCTGTTGATAAAGTATCTGGCAATACCATATTTGTTATTCTCTATAAGAATTTTGTAACCGTAAAAAACAGCGGCCATTAGCACATCTTCGTAAAACATTTCAGCGGAAGCAGGTCGCTTAACATACCCCAAGACAAACATATTAGAAGCACCGTTAGGGTCTGACTTATTATAAAGATATAGAGAGCCTTTTGAGCCGCGACCATCTGCGGTTTGGTCAAAATCATAGGGGTCACAGCCACCCACTCCTAGCCAATCATGCGGAGGTCTTTTTTCTGAGGTAATAATTGATTGCAGTTCAGGCTTGGGCATCCATGTTATGACGCAACGACCTGAACTATTATCGGGATTCCACACCACCCTAGTATCTTGTACGCCACCCTTCCATCCGAAATTGCCTACTACGGTAGGCTTGTAAGTTAGGTTAGCGTTGTAATCCTCTTGCTCGACTAAATTCTGAGAGTTAAACACACAGTCGCCTAGTGTGTCCATAAATGCTTCTTGGAGATTAAAAGGCATCTGCCTTATTTCTTCATTGTATTTTTCAGCATCCCCTTTTAAGGATTTTCTTTTTCGGTTTAAGAATGTTTTACCGCCAATGTTTTCTATATCCCCATCAATTGTTTCAAATGATTCATCAGGGTCATCAATTACGCTATTCCCGTATATGTCATATATAATACACCTGTAAGCGGGAATGAATATAGAGTAAAGACCTGACTTGGTTCTACCGTTTTCACTCCTACCTTCCGCACCCTGACCCTCTAGTAATCCTTCATAGAATAAAGACTTATATTCAGAGCCACCCTTTGCCATCGGGTTAACGGTTGTTCCCATGCGACACTTACCAAATATCTTATTTCTGATTTCTAAGCAACGCTTCTGAACCTGCCAAGATTTTGATATGTTGTTTGGTTTTTCATACTTACCTGACTCATCATGTATTAGCCTAAATAGCTTATACCCGTCATAAGAATTATTTGCGGTTGCAAGCCAATTTATAGACGAGTTAAGACCATAACCTGACTGACGTTTCTTTTGGTTTTTGGTAATCTTACTAGCGGGTGGCCGCATAGTTAGTTCACTCTTGGGGGATGTTGTTCCGTCCGTAACAGGTTTGAAAAAGAACGGCAAGTTAAAGAACGGATAAACTATTTTTTGTTGGAACACTACGTCCTTAGCATCTTTTGCGGTTTTAGATAGAATACCGCAGATAACATTTTTTGTTCTCGTTGATGCTTCAATAGACTCGCTACCCGCCAAAGTACTCCACCCAAAACGCCTGTTCTTAACAAGGTTTTGACCGTAACATCTTGGGTCTACAACGCAGGCTGCCCAATGATGCTCTAACTCGGCTTGTGGCTCTAGGTATAATGGATAACCAAAATCCTGCTTAACCCATTGTAGGGCGAACCAATGTGTGCCTGTAAGGTATGTTGGTTGTCCATTATTGTAAAACCAAACACCGTTTGTTCGTCTTTCAAATTGCTTTTCAATCCATGAATCCCATAAATCTCTAAACTCTTTCGGTTGATCTTGATATTCTTCGTCTGTATCAATGTCCTTTAGCGCATGAGGAATATCCTCACGTTGCCACATCTGCTCTTTTTTAGGTAGGTCGTGGAATAATATATCTTCTTTAGGCGGTTGTATGGGTAGCCCAATTTTTAAATCTGATATAACAATGACCTTACCCTTACTATCGTTAGGGCATATCCATACAATATCCGTCTCCTTATCCCAATGCGCCATTACTTAGCGTGTCTTTCTGCAAATCCTTGTTTAAAATCCTCTTTCTTCTCAGCATCGGTTAGTATGCTACCGTCTATCTTTGACTTATCATAACGCTCTTGTAGTTTAGCAATCTCAGTTATAAGAAGATTGGCGGTTCTCCATGCATCTGCCTTAGCTTGAATACCTGCCTTACGAGCTGAACCGTCAAGGTCATCACCTAAAGCTCTTTTTGACTCATCTGATAATTGTTCGTACAAAAGCTTTCCGTTTTTGATATGGTCTTTAACCGAATCAACGGCCCATGTATCTTTAATCATAAAAAAAGTTTATGTCTTTAGCTTTCATTCTGAATAAGTCATCACCATTAACATCAACAACGTAGTTTCTGTACCGCCTAAAATTTACGCGCTTACCAATCACATCGTCTATACCGTACTTTGTCTTAAACATTTCGTGAGACTGAACACTAGCGTATTTGATAATGCCCTCGCGTATATCCTTTTCTTTGTGCTGACCTGTTATTTTTAGGCCAGCGACTTCCTTCTCCTCCGCTTGCATAGGCTCTATAAACATATAGTCATATACAGGGGTAAAAGGAGTTGTTTCATTCTCATAAGCGTAAACAGTTGGGTCTGAGGGTCTGTCAAACACTGCGTAGTAGTCTCCCCCCATTACGGTCTTTTGATTGTGTATAATGTTGTGGTGGAAGTACACGTAATCCCCTTTAGTAATCGGGGTCGTTGTTGTAGTCGGTGCTGCTAGTACCTTACCTTTAGGTATTCTATGCTTCACAGGATTAAACTTAGGGTCTAAGAATAGCTCTATATCCCCGCACATTATAGTATCCTTTAACGTCTTAGGTAAGTGTAAGACAAAGCAACTGATTGACTCCTTAAACTCCATATGCTAGTATATCAGATTCACGAATAATCATTTCATTCTTGGTGAACAGTTCACTATCTTCAAGAGTCTCCTTGAGCTTAGGGTCAAACATAACCGTCATTCCCACCTCCGCATCTTCACAATCAGCAGCACAGTGTAGGATTATTGATGTAGGATACTTATCTTGCTTCTTATTAACAGTTTCAAGCAACCCGAATTTGGTCGTCTTTTCTTTAATTTCAGGCGTGGCTATAATAACCCGCTGATTGGTGAGTGTAATCGACATAATTTAATATAGAATTAACATTAACTTAACACAAAGTTACGAAACCTTAACTACGTTTGCTGAAACGAATAACAATTAGACATTATGGAAGAAAAAAAAATAGAAAGGCTAGGAAGAGAAAGAAGAAGAATAAAAAGACACATCGTTAATTTTAAACAAACATTATGATAAAAGTAAAATTTTCTAAAGAGCAGATAGATTTATTAAATACGGGTACAATAGTAACCACAGCAAGCGGTGAAACTTACAGATACTTGCCATACTGGTTTAGAGAAACTAATGAAGAAGGCGTTTATGAATTATTTACGTTTGAGAAACTAACTGATGAGTTAATAGAAACTATCAAGGATATACGAAAGTAGAGATAGAGAATATAGAGTTTAATATTTAAACAAACATTATGATAAAAGAAACAGCATTAACATTTTTAGAGTTCTGCGTTCAGCAAGGACTTAAGTTCGACTACGACAATGTAGATAACGCAGGTGAAGAGTATCACCAATACCGCACCTCATGGCTACCCGTTATAGAGTTAGGCGGTTTAGCAGGTAATGAGATTAAGAACCAGCTGTGGACTCAGGTTGAGGTAGGTGATAACACAACGCGGTATGAGTTTAACTGCGACTACAAAGGCAAACCCCTTTACATTGATATGGATATAACCTACTCTGCTATTAATGTCTCAAATGAAGATGGAAATAGGGACACACCACCAACAAGCACCTTGCACTACATAATAGAAAAAGTAGAGGTTATGGATGTTGTAAAAGACGGTGATAATTTTGAATTGCCTGAGTATTTGTGCAAAGACTTTGAAGACGAAGTAATGAATAACAACACTAATAAAGTTCAACTGTAATGGAGGCTATACTAGAGAAAGCAATTAGACCCTTTAACGAAAGTGAGGTTGCGGGATTTCAGTTACCGTTTAAAATGAACAGGATTGACGGTCAATTAAAATACCTGCTAGAGATAACAGATGATATTGAGCGTAAGATAAAGGAGAGGGGTAGGTGCATAGAACGCATACACTCCTTTGAGGGTACGTTCCCTAACAATAGGTCAGCCTTGGTTGAGGAGATAAAGCTGATAGATAAGACTATTGTCGGTTTAAGCAAACACTACAAGCTTGTGAAAAGTAAGTTATGAAGAAAAGAGCTAGAGCAATAAACTGTGAGTGCATAGAACGCTCCACAAGACATCCTGACTACCATAAGTACATCATAACATACCTCAATAGTAGAGGCATCAGTAGAACCGCCCCTGCGTATGGTAAGGACATGGAGGAAGCTTTACGTAAGGTTAGGATAGAACTGAATAAGAAGAGAAGAAAAGACTACACCGCGTACATCTTAATTTTAATAATAATTACTCTAATATGTACGGTGGCACTACTGTTTAAGGATTACTTGTAGTGAGCAGTATGAACAAAATAACTATATAGGTAATTTAAAACAAACTTTTATCTGTAACATCATAATAATCAATTAATTAGGCAAATCTTTGTAGCCTGTGGCGATACTTTGTGTAGCTTGTGGCGATACAATGGTAATATAATAATTAATATATTTTACGTATCTTTATGCATATACCTTATGTACCAAAAAAATATCGTAAAATGAGTAAAACAACTATGGTAAAATACGTAAAGAAAGTAGATATACTTGATAAAATAGGCTATCCTAGATTTGCTAGTAAGAAAGTTTCTATAACGGCAACCAAGCGGTATCACAGTACACTAATGCTTATGTTTGCTCTGCCTGAATGCGCTAGAAACCTCATGGACTACCTTATGGAAAAAATGACTGATGAGAATATAGTTCATTCAAATCAGTTTACTAGAGATAGTTTTAATAATAACATCTACGCAGCGTGGTTGGAGTACTTTAAGGCTGACTGTCAAAAAGAAGGCTCTGTTAATTTTAAAATAGACCCCACGAAACTAGCAGCTAAGAAAAAATATTCTGACGTAACAATTAGAAAAGCTTTTGGCACACTTAGGGGTAAGGGTTTAATACTATCTCAGACTAGGGGTGTCTTTATGGTTAATCCTGAATACTTCTTTAAGAAAAGCGAAGCAAGTAGATTAGATAAGGTTAAAATGTACTTAGAGTTTGAGAACGGTGTGGACATAATAAAAATGAAAACAGAAGGATTGTAGATATGAAAGTAAACAATATAAAAACTATCTTATGACTCACGTAATAATTATGACAAACGAAGAGGTGACTATTGTAAACAGCTACATATCTTGGCGTAACAATGATGAGGTGTGCGAGTGTGTAAACCTAGCGGGTAGAAGTCAATTCCTCTACCCGCATGAATTGAGGCTTATTAATTAGTAGTTGTTTTGTTACTTATAGTGAACGTTCCTGAGCCGCCTCCTGAGCCTCCAAAGGGCTTGGGACTTCTAGGGCCGTACATCTTTTCAAACTCTTTACTGAATACCTGAGATTTACCCATACGACCTAATTTTGCTATATCATTAGGTAGTATGATGTCTGTATTTTCCATTATAGATAAAACAATTAAAGCTTTCTTCTCTTTTTTAGTTAGCTTTATATCAATTTCATTGCCAGTGCGAGTTTTATAAACGTAATCCTCATCACTATTGTAAGCTGATACAGCTTCGGTTAGTTCTTTTGTATCGGTTATGTGATTTTTTAAACCGATGCTAAACATACCAAACCCACCTCTATCTTCGTATATAGGTATAAGGGGCTTGTCTTTCATAAACTTTTCAAAACCTCTGTCAGCTATTTTCTGCAACTCTCTCTGACCTTTGTTTGACTCAGACAATTTTTTAGCTTTTGCTTTACTTAGCCTAGTATAATCATCTCGCTCGTCATCACTCATCACTTCGTAAAAGTAAAGCTTGTTAAACTGAACAGCTAGTGTGTTCCCCATATAACCATCCGTGCCAGTCATAGTTACTAGCGTTATAAATGCCTCTGCTAACACCGCCATGCCTTCTTTTCTTACATCAAACTCCTCCTCATCATCATCTTTTAGAGCAATGCCCAACAATCCTAATACACCACCTGCTGCGGCAGCGTAAGCACTGTATAGAGCTTTCTTAACCATAACAAACACAACGTTCTCACCGAAAACCGCAGCTATTCTTCTGCTAGATTCCATCTTAGCACCTTTTGTTCCAAACAATTTAGCCGCTTGAATAAAGGTGTTAACCGACTGACTAATAACAAAGGAAACAAAAGGAGCAAACGCCCTTCTTACTGCTCCCGCGTACTTAGGCCCAACATCTTGACTTCTTGATGACAACCAAATAGCTTGAGTATCTATGTCATTTACGTTTTGGGTGTTGCTTACCATTAACTCAGCATAGGCCGCTGCTGATTTATTAGGGGATTTTGATTCAACATCCCATCCCTTGAAGCTATCTCCTTTTTGCTGCTTGTAATAGGCCATCCAAGCTACTTGAGCAGCGTATTCATCACCTTTTTGAAGTGAAGCCATCATTATTTTTTCAGCCGCGTTGTCTGTAATTTGAAAAGCTTTGACTATCTTACCTATCATTGACTTTCTAGCTGCTTCGGGTATTTGCGAGTAGACCTTTCGGCTATCTTGGTCTACAAATGAACGCCTCTTAACGGGGCTATCTTTAAACACCTCAGAAAACTTCCCTACATTCATTGCCGCATCGAGCATAGCGGTTGGGGATGTTAGTATTGCTGCACCCGTCATAACGGATATGGATTGTTTCAACCCTTGGTCTAGCCCACCTAAAGCAACCTTACCCGAAACTCCACTTAATACGTTGAGAACCTGAAACACATCATTCTCTAAATCACCTAGAAAAGTCTTAGGGTAAGATGCGTTAACGTATTCCTTGGCTCTATTTAGTGCGGTTGTTAGTAAATTACCACTGCCAAAAACATCAAGAGTTTTAGGGTTTCTAAAAAAAGCAGCCACCGTCTTTACATCAAAGGAAGTTTCAATATCCATTAACTGACGTTCCATTTGAGAAAACATATTTTTCTCAAACTCAAAAGTCATGTACCTGTTTTTTGAATTAAATAGATTCTTACGCTTGTTGGTCGAGCCACTTCGGTTTGGGATTATAATCTTATCCAATAGGCTTGATGGATTTTCTAAGCTATCTTCATCTTTTTTATTTTCCAGCTTTGCCCTTGAAACAAAAGGCAGATACGTTCCGCTTGGGGCTGTTTCCTCTAACGTTCTGTTGTGGTTTATTTCCGCGTTCTCAAAGTATTCAGATTTTTGCTCACCAAATCTTTTTCTAAACCAATCAACCACCTCTGTATTTCTTTTTGATAGTCCAACAGATTTTATAGATTTAGAATCTTTATACTTAGAGTCAAATAACTCCCTATACACCTTGCCTTTAGAACCACTTTCTTTACCTGCCTTCCCATCCTCATAATAACCAATGGAACTACTTATGTAGTCCAAAGCATCTTGATATGAATCTTGAGGTACTTGCGATAAGAAGCCGTAAATAGCCCTATCAGCTATATCTTTAGTTTCGGTTATTTCTTTGTAAACAAATCCAAGCTTACCTTTAATATTATCACCTCTAAACTTTTTTGTAAATTGCTGCATCGCTTCGGACAATCTATTTTGGGCACGAACTTTTCCGCTACCAAATTGATAAAGACCTGACCCTTCATATATAGCCGAACCTAGTTTCTGACTACCACCGATAGCCTCAAACAATTGCGTTATACTAAGCGCACCCTGAGCAAACCCACCGACAGCTTCAACCCACTTTTTAACACTAGACTTAGTTCCCTTTGAAGATTCACCAATTATGTCAAGGCCATTTACAGCGGCAATCTTAGATGTTATGCTACCCATATTGTTTAGCTTACCGTTGTTGATTAGGTTCTCTAAATAAAGGTACAGTTCGGCTAAGTCCTGTGCTGTAAGTTCTTCTAGCTTTGCAGATTTAATTATACTAACCTGCTGCCTTGCCACGGCTGAGAAATCACTATCATCAACTAATCCTTTTTGGTCTTGTTTTTTGTCAGGCTTACCGCGCTTGTCTTTTCCCTCAGTTCCAAAAGCTTCTATTATCTTATACTTAACTAGATTTTCAAAAGCTTTCTTTTTAGCCGAACTAACCTCCTTCAAAGGTGTGTCGGTTTTCTCTTGTTCGTAGATGGCTTTTATTACGTCTTGAATTTCCGTAGCTGTCATGGAAGCATCAACAACACCAGCGTCTTTTAGATAGCTAAAATCATCTAGCAAAGACTGCTTCAAATCTTTTTCGTTCATGTAGTTGTATTTATCTACATAATTCTTTTGAATACCGTCTATTGCTTCTTTATCGTAAACAACCACCTCACCATCTTTAAAAGAAGGCTTCTTAGTCATGTTCAAAATATCATTAGCGTTCTTAATGTAAGCATCAATATCATCAACTTTACTAGGCTTTATTTTTGAAAAATCAGCCATGAAAGCAGTTATGTTTGAAGGGTATCCTTTTTGCTTAGACCTAGATAATAGCTTAGACTTTAAGCCATCAGCTTTTTGTAGCTTTTCAGCATACTTACCATCAGCCATTATTTTTTCAGCAACTCTTTCAAATCTTTTTAACTGAGATGGTGTTACAACTCCTTTCGCTGCATTCGCTAATTGAGATAGCTGCGCTTTATTAAAGATTCCGCTAGCGTTCTCGTCTAACACCTTCTTAATTCTTTCTGCAAAGTCTTTTATACTAGCGCGTTCTTGCCTAGCGCCTTCCTTAGCACCCCGATTAGAATCCTTTTCAGCGAGAGATAGTAATTGCTTAGTTGTAAACCCCTTTTTAGGCGATGGTTTTACCCCTAATATTTTATTTACAGATGGTGATTTCTTACCCTTATCCAATAAAGGAGTTATAAGCTTATCGTACTTGTCATATATAACGTCAAACTTCTTTTTATCAGTGTCGGTTAGTTTTTCTCTATCTACCTTACCGTCTGTTTTACTATCCTCTATATTGGGTATAGCATCTGATAATTCCTTTTGCTCTGCTGCTCTTAGTTCTTTTACAGTGGTTGGTTTTTTTGCATCGGGCTTAGGTGATGGTGTGGTTTTCTTAAACCTGCTAATTATGTACCTCTTAAAGTCATTCTCATTAACAGAGTAGCCCTGTGCTTTTATGTGTTTAATGCCATCTTGAATAGCATCGGATAATGATTCTTTAGCAATGTAAGCTGCCTTAACAATTTTAGCGGAAGAGTTTAGTATAAATAGCGGTAGACCTAGTGTAGCATCAAACGCACGACCTTTAGCTGAGGTACTATCAATAATCTTATCTAAAAACGCAAGCAACTTATCATCTTGCTCCTTTTTAAAATCGTCAGACAATGACTGAGCATCAGCTAATCGTTTACTATCTCTCCCTTCCTTTAGTGTTTTGTACTCACTCACCGCAGCTTTCCTAGCAGCCTCGTCTTTTATACCAACATATTTTCCATTAGCGTTTTTTTGTGACACAGAGTAAGTTCCGTCAGGCTTCTCTCTAACGGCCATCTCCTTATCACCAACCTTAAACAATAGTCGTTCTCCCTTGGATTCCTTAACCGCCTGTGTAAGCAGTTCTTCTTCAACCTTAGCCACATCCTCTTTTGCCTTGCGTTCTAATTCGTCAAATTGCTTTTGATTCATAGCCTCAATTTTAGCTTTTTCAGCTTCCTTGGCGGCTCTGTTATCTTCTTTAATAGGTTTTTTCTTAGGGATTTTCTCCTTACCTTCTGTTTTTAGCGCAACAGGTTTTGGGCCTTTCTTACTTTCGTCTCTAAGGGCTACGTCTTTTAATATCCTTTCTGCCTTATCACCTGAAATCCTTCTATTAAGACCCGTAGAAACTTCTTTAACACGAACAACTGCCTTACCTTTTTTATCTTTAGCACGACCTTGGTAAGTGTATTCCACCCCATCTACCGAAACAATATCTGATTTAGAATCCTTTGGGTTTACATTAACGCCTTCGGGTGGGTTTAAAGACAATCCATTATCAGCAATAAAGTTATCACCTACATCGTCCTTATTCCCTAACACATATGTTTTATCGTTTGTCTCAAAAACAATAGTGTTTTCATTCTCATCGTCAATCTTAATCATTCCTTCCTCGCCATCACGATATGCCTTCTCACCAATATTCTGAGTAAGTGTACCCTCCTCCTCTTGCGCTGCAATCTCTGATTCGACCTGAGAAATATCATCCTCTGAGAACTCAATAATCTCATCATCCATCGCCTCGTCCTTGGTTACGTCAGGGTCTTTATCTGATTGCGTTTCTGAGGATTGATTTGTGTATTTCTCTTCAATGGTAGTGGCTCTATTCAAAGCCTCTTGCATTTGACCTTTAATTATCTCCGCTGCCTTGCCTTCTTTATTCTCTAAATCGTTGTATTTTTTTTGTAAAAGGTTTATTTCACCCACACCATTCATGTAGTCATCTAAATCCTCATCACTCATTTTAGCCGCCACCTTCTTTTGCCTGTTAACTGACTCGGTTTTAGCTGCATAAAGCTTTCTGATTTCGTCAGATAAAGCCTCTATTTCTACGGGGTCTTTAGAGTTAAGCGCCTCTTTTTTTAGTTCTTTTATTTGTTTATCAATCTTTTTTGTAGGGGTGTTATTTAAACTGTAAGCCGCTAATTTAAGACCTCTTGGTAAACTAGCAACCGTTGATATTTGACCCGCGCTAAAGCCTCCTGACACCATTCCTTCGTTTGCAGAAGACATAATTCCCTCAAGAGTTATTTGACCCCCCTTAGCAAATTGGTCGTTCATGTATTGTATAACAGAGGTTGTGCCTTCCGTTAAAGCCTCCTCACCAATATTTCTACCCGTCAAATTGGCTTGAGTTTTCAGAAAATCTCTTAGTGCTTTTTTTGCTGTTGCTGATTTTGCTCCACTTAGTAATGCTTGCTGAAAAGTTTTACTTAAAATTTTTCCCGCAACCAATCCGTCAACGGACTCGGCAGCACCAAAAACAAATAAATACGCTCCCTTTTCAACGCCATTAAGTTCCTTAAACCAATCTTCATCTACCACTGTTCCGTATTGCTGAGAAGCGCCCATGAGAGACATGGTTGCTATAGCTGCGGATGGATTTTTAGTTATTGCAGTTGCTACCGCTGCGGTAAGCATATAAGGAGAACTCTGAATGGTTGTTTGTATCCCTAAGTTTACGGCTGTATTATAGTTTCCCTTTTTAAGGTTGTCCACTATACCACCTTCTGCTCTTGTTATATACTTATCAAACTTTTTAAATTCTTCTTTTCTGTAAACTTTTAATCCCTCGGAATCAACACCCACTAAATCTGCCGTAGATAAAACCAAAGAAGTTGATATGTCAAAAAGAGACTTGTTAAATGTATTTAGGTTTGATGTGATAAAACCTTTGCTAGTTCCAACTCTTCCCTCTCCCGATAAATCTAAATTAATGCTTGCGTCCAAAAACAACTCCTCCTCTATTTCATCTAGCCTTTCTGGTGTTCTATCTTCTTCGGGTAGAGATGCTAAAAAATCATCTTTAATACCCTGTGTTAACTCATTAGCTAAATCCGTCTCCGCTTGATAAACTATTCCGTCCTTAAATCTAGCACCAGTTCCTAATTCGGAAATATTAACCTGAGTGTTGTCGGGTTGCGCGAATGGGCTAGATACAAAGCTAGGTAGACCAGTCTCGGATTGGACTGGTCTTTCTAAAAAACCTTCTGGCACACCCTCTAATTGCTCGTCAGCCTTTTTTTGCCCCAACTGCTTTGCGAAATCCTCAAAATCCAAGGCATCTACATCTTCTTTGGTAAAGTACCCCTCTTGAACATATTTATTTTTAAGTTCTTTTAGCTTTTTGCTTCTTATAGCGCCAAGCCTTTCAACTGGCTTTCCTTCGGTTATTAGCCTATCGTTGTATGTTTCAACAAAAGACTTCATCTCATAAAATCTCTTTAATGGGACTTCATTTGTATCTGACTTATAAAGATCTTGACCCCACTCCTTTTGATAAAAGTCTATTGAGTTTTTTAGTTTCTCTAACGGAGCTGTTCTCGCCTCTTCTACTGTTTTTACATAGTCAGACTGTACCTGTTCTGACTCCAACAAAGAACCCTCTTGAACCGAAGTGGAGGGAGATGCCGTAGGCTCTTGTGCTTGTTCTTTTTTTTTTAATACGCCTTGCTCTACAAAAGAGTCAAACTTATCAGGGTATGCCTCACGTAAAGCCGTTTCTTTGTATGCTTTACCCTGATACTCATACATGGACTCAGCCTTACTAGGCTTTTCTTTTTTAGGCTCGGTATCACCTGATGATAAGGTTAGTACACCCTTTTCAACAAGCGCGTCAAAATCATTAGGGTACGCACCTCTTAAAGCTTTTTCGCTATAATCTTTTCCTTTGTATGTGTATTTTTTATCTTGTGGCATCTGCTGATTTTGGATATTGAATATCTTTACTTATCTTATTAGGGGTGATTAACCTCCAATGTTTATTACAGGGACAATACCTGATGGGGTTTCTCTTTCCTCTACCTCTTCTATTACTGGAATATCTTCTACACCCCCTACCTCTTCTATTACTGGCATACCCGAAGTTTGTGATGGCTTATTTTTCTGTTTGGGTTTATTTACTGGCTCAGGTGTGAAGACAGCCTTATCTTTCCCTTTATTAACCTCTGATACTAAATCACCAAGATTTTTACCCGATGGTATTTTTAGGTCAGTCTCTATCGCTAGAACTTGATTTTCTGTTAATGATTCATATTTCTTTGTGTTATCAAAGACAAGTAGTCCTACGTAGCCCTTTCCAACTTTAAATACAGCTTCGACTTGACTTGAAACAACGCGCTGCTGAGTCTCCTCGTTTTCATCTTTGAAATTTTGAATTATGTTTAAATCCACGTTATCAGGAAGTGTAACCCCTAATGGTTTTCCCGCCTGAACGTAGCTATACCACTCTTTTAAAGGAGTGTCTTTTTTAACAACATTGTGTTGTTTAAAGTTATTTTCAGTTAGCCAGCTTTCAAAATTTTGACCCCCCTCTTCTTCAGGTTCTTTTATTGTTGTAGATGCTGAGTTCTCCACGCTTTTTAAAATCTCCCTCTCTGCGTATTTTTCAACGTCCCTTGGGGTGATGCTTAAATCATCATTAATACGAATAACAGCATCTCTTTCTCCGTTTTTCGCTGCGCCTATAAGGTCGTAATAAATAGATACAGCATCACCGCCTGATAAGCCCTGCTCATTTTTTAGGTAATCTCCTACCAAACCTTCTAGTTTTGTTTCATTACCAACCGAATAAATACCCGTCTGAGAAAAGGTCTTTGCGTTACGAGTAACTTTATTCTTATCTAAAGAACTACCGCTTTTATTACTAAATCTTGCATCACCTGCAAAAGCAGTACCCGCAGTTCTCCAATCTTCAGGGGTAAATACTGAATCTTTAAAGTCTAATCTTTTTAAGAAGTCGGTTGGTGATACTTGCTCACCGTCAATAACCATCATGGGAACGCCATCGGCAATCTGAATTTCTGCTGAATTTATTTTCTCCAACCATTCCCTAGCGGAAGCCCTAGAAAATTCGCTATTGCTATAATTCTTTGTATATTCTTCTAATGAGTTACCAACATCTTCCAACGCCTCCATTGAGGTCTTGTACTGCTGCGTTATGCTACTAAACCTACTTCTCGCTTCGGGGTTAGCTAAGAACTCACCACCATTCGCCTCTAGCTCCCCTTTCATAGCTCCCATCCATTTCTGATTAAGACCTTCAAAGAACCTGTGCGTACCCATAAAGGTATCCTCGCTTAAATTAATAGGGTCGGGTGCTGTTGTTTTACCCTGCCTTTGCAGCCTAGCAGACATAGCATCTTCGCGTAATTGAAGTTGACGCTCTTGTCTTTGCTCACCGATGAAATCAGGAGCTTGAAAAACTGACCTTGATAAACCCCTACCTTGCCCTACTGCCATTATGGATAATGAAATTGTTTAATTGCAAAGGTACGAATTAAGAGTTTTAATTATTCCTCTACCCCTTGACTTAAAAACGTATCCAATCCCTCGTGTACCGTAGGGTCGTAAACAAAAGTATCTCCGCTGCTATTGGTTAGCTTAGCTGTTGTGTGGTCTAGGTATTCAATTGTTAAATTTATTTTCTTACTCATTTTAATTATTGATTACAAATGTTGATTAGAATAACATTAAATAAAAGCCATGCGGAAAGCACGGTTTTTATTCTTGTGTTGTAGTGCATTAGTCACGCAAACTTTTTACCTCCCCTTCAATATGGTTTAGTATTTGGTTTCTTCCTACCTTTCTTTGTTCTTGTGCGACCTTGATTATCACACTTTCAATAGTACTTAATTCCTCTAATTTAGTTTTGTTCTGTGATTCTTTAGAGAAGAGTTTGCTCCATATTAAATCAGCTATTTGTTTTGATTCGTTACTTGTCATAATTATTATTTTTAGTTGTTAATTAAACGCACTACAACAATTTGTATAGTGCATAGTTCGTTCCTCACAACGCCACCATACAATAGCGTTAGGCACAATTAAAAAAGATGCCTAACATTATATATAAATAATAAAAATTACTTGCATTCCGTACAATGATAAACGCTTACTAATCTATCATCGTAAGAAAAAGTAGTATTTATCATTTCAGTTCCTTTAGGTTGTTTTTTACCGCACCCCCAACATTCGTGTTTCTTCCTTGTTTTTCTTACTAGCTTGGTTTTAAAAACCTTTATTGCATCTTCCATAATCGTAATTTTAACTATTCATATATTTAGCGTTATGCTTAACTAAATACTTCATTAATTAGCTTGTCGATTGATGGCTTTAAAGTCTTGTATATGTATTGCTTATCTTCGCTCACATCTTCTTTTTCTATTCCAAACCAAAACAATACGGGTAGTGGAGTTTTTAAAATATCAGCCATTTGTTGCAGTACTTCTAAACTTGGTTTTTTATGTTCTTTTTCTATTAAAGATAAATACGATTGAGTTATTCCTACACTTGCAGCAAATTCTTGTTGATTCATTAAATTGTTTTTTCTTAGTGTTCTTATTGCTTGTCCTATATTCATATTATTATGTTTTATTTTAAACAAAGGTAATTTTTGCCTAAGCTCCGTGCTACCTCAAAGTATTATTACTCCCTACAAACATACCTAAAATAGTAAAGCCCCACAACGCGAGGCTTAAACTTAACGATATGTTAACATAAGAAAAGCCCAACACCGAAGCATTGGGCTTTAACTAATAATCTTTATAGAGATTTCTTATTTAAAAATCCACTATATATTTACTCTGGGTTTTCTAGTAGTTTTTTATAACTAAAACCCTATTTTAGGAAATCTTCCACACGGCAAATATAACTAAATTATTGGTTTAATGAGCGAGTAAATATATCTAACCATTGAGATTTGAATTTTTCATCTCTCAACATTGAAGCTAATCGCGCTGATACGCTTTCACCCACAGGCTTTTCACAGATAAATTGTTTTTCTTCTAACGGCCCTACCCAAACAATATTATCGCTTTCTTCGGTTACAAAACCTTTTTCAAACACCTTCTTGGCGTAAAAGTCTAGTTCACTATCACCTGAGCGAATAACCTCGTTTAGTTTTTGAGGGTTCTTGTCATTGAGCCTACGTAGCTTAACACGCACAGAATCCTCGCCTTCGGAAGGACTTAATATTAATTCCATAGCATTAGCTACCGCTTGTAGCTTAGATAGCTTAAACCCTCTTAAATTCATGTTGTTTGAATCAATGAGGTTGTAACGCTCCACTTCAATCTGAGCCTCGGCTTCTTTGTCTTCTAAGAATATATCGGTGTTGCCACTGAACTTACTTACATACCAAAGATACTTTTGTAGTGATGGGTTATCACGCCCTACTCTACGTGCGCGTTGCACAAAACGAATAGGCTTGATTGGAATAGCCATATTGCCATTCTCTTTTAATATATCTACCTTAAATATACTCTCATGCCCTTCTGCGTAGATAATCTCTCTGCGTACAGGCACGTCATCTTCGTACATTGTTATAAACATACCGTTTTTTAAGGTGTATGTTGCTCCACCTATTGTAGTGTTCCAACGTTGATCTTTAACGCCAAATTCAGGAACTTCAAAAGCCACATCTTCTTTGCGAGATTTGACAGTGCGAGGGCGTTTTGTAATATTGTTAGTGGGCTTAGCCACTGGTCTTGATGTTGATTGCGAACTAATCGCTGCTTTGTTTGCCATGATTATTTATAGTTATAATTAATATTAATTAAAGTAAAAAAGGAGGGGTATGGTGTCCCCTCCTAATTAACTTGTTGTTTATGCTACGGTTGTAACCGTTGCTGAACTCACTCGTACAGTTGCACCTAAGTTTTGTGCGCCTAAAGCAAATACTAATCTATCTCTATCCTTATCGCGTGAAGCGGTATCAAAATAGACAATCGTTGCTACACTACCCCCTTCGGTTGTAATAACAAGATTGGTTGAATTAGTGTTTGTTAAAGCAGGTGTAACAGAACCTAAGTCAATTCGGATACTCGCGCTTACTACGTCATTTAAACTAGAAAAATACTGACCACCAACCCCGTAAAGTAGTAATGCGGTGTTTCCATCTACGGCTAATATACCAAGAGCATTTAAAGCGTCCGCGTAACTAGCTACGAAGTTATCAATAGTAGTTGCCACGTCGGTATCCCAAGCGGTTGAATAGCTCTTACTACCAATCGTTACCGCCAAGGTAGCATCACTAGCTGGCGTAACGGTTAGTCGATTTGCGTTGTTAAAAATAATTTGTGCCATTTTTGTCTTTTTATAAAGTTTATATATTATTTAACCATACCAAAAGCGTTCATAGCCACAGTACGCAGACCTTGCTCACAACGGTAGTCAATGTTTTTACCATCAAAACCACTAGGGTCGTTAGCTACATCGTTAGAGAAACCCGTAATTTGAGTTTCATACTTACGAGAATAAGCGCCTAACTGCTTATAAAGGATAGATAAGTAAGGTAAGCTATTACCTTTAGCGTCATTGGTCAGACCTTGAGGTATAATTAACGCTTTAATATCAGTCTTTAATTGCGGGTTAGTTAGTAATTTACTTTTCTTTAAAGCAAAGTTATAACCGCTTACGTGAAGTCCTTTAAATCCAAACTCCATCATCTTGTCCATGTCGTTGTTGAACATACCCCAACCCATATCGCCAGTAGACTCTGAAATTAAATTCTGAGCTAAGTTGTACTGAGCAGGATTAGCGGCAAATAAGTAATCAACAGGGCCGCCTTGAGAATCAAAAACCTCAGACATATCCTGAAAATCAGCTAGAGAAGTTAAAGCGCCCTCAAATACAGAACCTTCTTCTTCAATTGCTTTTTTCAAGCCTTTGTTACCGTTTAAAGCAGAAAGGTTTGTGTTTTTAGCCTCTACGTCATAAATAAGCTTCATAGCTACGTAAGCCCGAAAGCGCATTAAACCTTTCATTTCTGATTGGTAAATAGCAGCAGGAGGACGACCAGGAATTTCTATTCGTGACATATCGGTCATTTGAGAACCTGTCATGGTAAAACGGTCTTTCATAATACCAATCTTGGTTTCCTTACGCTCAACATTGTCAAGTAAGTATTCCGTAGGTTGGTTTGTGCCTTTAGCAAACTCGTTACCAAAAACGAAGTAGTCAACGGCTGCACCGTTAGAGATGGTTATATTCCAAGTCGTATCTTTCGGTACGGCAGTAAAGGTAGTAGCGTTGGTGGCTGTTACGTGAGCGGGTATTTTACCCTCAATCATAATATCATCCTCATCGCGTACCTTGTGGGTAGCATCGGTAAAGGTTTTTGCACCCGTGTCAGCTCCAGCAACAGCAGCTCCAACAGTTGCACTACCATTTACATAAGAACGAACGTCCTCGAAGTGGAAAATGTCTGTGTCGCGGTCTATACCGAACTCATTGCCCTCGGCCATGATAACACCGTAAATATCCAAGTCTTCTACGTATTTCTTTTGTATTTGACGAGTGTATTTAGGGTCATTAAGTATGTCAAAATAATTTCCCAGAGATAAAAACTCTGGTGCTGCGCCTGAATACGGCCCCGCTTGTGCAGGGGAGAAATCGGCTGGTGTTGATGTAGCAGTTGCCATCTATCTTTTGTGTTTTAAGTTCTAATTGTGTTTTATTTAAAACCTAGCTTGTCCATAAATTGCTTATTCTGTTCCTTGAATTTAGCGTCTTTGTTGCTTGCGGGTGCTGGTGAGGCGGTTGTAGAGGGTAGGTCTATATTTTTCCTATCCTTAACTCCTTCTTCACGAGCGGTATTACTACCTTGTGTGTAAGCTGCTTTGACCACTTTATTCTTATTTTCAAGAAAAGCTATGTCGTCAGTGAATTTATCCATGTTAAAATTACCTTCTGTGCTCCAGTACGATAAAGGGTGGCTTGTGTCATAACCTTTTTTAGATAAGGCTTCTGCCTCACCACCTTTGAAATCATACTTAAAACTCTTACCTTGACCTAAATCAAAACTGTAACCCTCTAAATCTGCTACGCTATTTGCGTAATCGTTTCCAAAGGTTTCGGGTAAAACATTTTGCTGTGCAGGTTGTGATTGTTTTGGTGCTTGATACTTACCTTTTAATTCGGATAAGCTGCGTTTCGCTTTAGCACCATCGTTTCTGAGTTTGATTTCAGACTTACGTATCGTCTTTTCATCATACTCGTCTTCATTACTTGGGTATTGGTCTTCAAATAAGACTTCAATATCCTCATTAGATAAGTCAGGGTTATCAACGCGCATCTGTGCTTTCACAGAAGTTGTGTTGTCCATGTTGTCTAAGTCAAGAGTTTTGTTAACGAAATTGTAATCCTCAATACTGCCTTTACCTTCTTTCACCCATTGATTGATTTTCTCAATCTCAGGTGAGGCAAATTCGTTTTGAACTATCCCTAGCTTTTGCAATAACTCTTGCTTTAATTCTTCGTCATCTCCAATTTCTGAAAACACGTAATTAGCAAATTCATCGCGGCTAAGAGGTTCGCCTTCATTACTCTCTTCCTGTTTAGCATCTTCACTAGAAGTTACCTCACCAGAATATTCGGTTTCAGCCGCCTCCTGAGTATCCTCTTTTGGCTTATCATCTGCTACCTTTTCTTCTGATTCAGTTTCTTCTGAACTTTCATTATGTAAAGAACTATCGGTTTTCTCTTGTACTATTCTTTCTGTTGGGTTAGCACCTGCGGGGGTTTCATCCTCTGCGTGTTTCGGGGATTCTTGCGAAGCATTCTCCGCAAACTTGTCCTTTGTGTCGGCTACCATGCCTTTAATATCTATCTCCATACGTATTTTTATTTAATATTCCAAGTAATAAGGGTACAAATTTACGTATAATTAATTTAACGTTCCCTTAACATGAGGTTTACATTAGATATTAAGAGTGTTAATTGTTGTGGGATTGGTTATTTTCAGTTATGTTTGTTGTGAACAAAAAATAACTAATGGAATTAGCAATTGATATATTGAACAAAGAAATAGAAAGACGTGAGATATCGTTAGCAGTAGAGAGCAATGTCTTAATACAAAATGATATGCATAACGAAATAGGTGGACTAAAAGACGTAGTTGAGAAATTAACTACACACGATGACACCCCGCGTAATAGGTTTGAGAAACTGCCATTGCATTGGAAGCTTATCCATCACATGATAGTTGGGATTATAATAGGGTACTTAATGCATTATATTTGATAATGTTGAGTATGTGGTTTTGTAAGCCATAGAAAAAATTACAATTAAATGAATATAAACTTTGTGGGCTTATAAGCTATATACAGTGCTACCCACTTTTAAAATTACGTATTATGAAAGGATTAAAAATGTTTTTTGAAATACTGGCTAAATACCAACAAATTAAGTTTGAGTTAAAAGGAAATTTTGAAAAGTTAAGGGTTAATCTTAGAATATATTATGCTGCTAAAATAAAAGATATGCATCAGTAATTTTTATTGTGGGTAACGTTATATGTGTAAGATTAGTTGCGTGAATTAAGAACTGAATTAAATAAAAATACAATGACTAAAAAACAAGAATTAATAGAATATGTAATAGGTAATGAATTTATAACTAAACCTTGTTTACAAGACAAATTCACTACACTTTTAGATGAAGCAATAACCGAGCAATTAATTTTACACGATGTTAGCGTTTCGTTGCCTACTGACCCTTTAATATTAGCCGAATACTTACACGATAGTTACGAAATTATAGCCAAAAAAAGTAAATGGAATACGCAAGAAATCTGTAAAGTTTCATTTAAAGACTTACCTAACGAAAATAAAACTACTATGATTCTTTTGGCGGGTAAATTAATACTAGACTTTGTTGTCAATGAACGCTAACGTTTAGTATAAACCCCATTAAAACGAGGGTTTATACATTGTTAGTATTAGTACGGATTTATAAACTTAAAAATATAATTATGAAAACAGCAGTAACAGTAACAACTTGCGTACAAATAGGCATTGAAACTTGGAGAGATGTATGCACTACAAAAGTTTTTGACGAAAACGCGACACTTGGAGAAATAGATAAATGGGTAAAAAGCATTGATAAAACAACACCATTGTCAGGCGTAAAGTTTGGTGATATAGCGGAGTAGTATTAATACTAACGATGGTAATATGGTTAGTGGCTTTTTAGCCATTAAATATATTACGTGTTACCTACTGGTGCGACTTTAAAAGACAGAACTTAAATTAATAACCGAACCTTTTCTATTATTTTTTAGAGCGAGGGCAAATTAAGATGATAAAATGAACAACATAGAATTAATAAACAAAGATTGCTTTTTAGCAATAAGAGAATTAAAAGACAATAGTGTAGATTTAATTGTAACAGACCCGCCTTATGGAATAAACTTTACTAAAGGATATAAAAGCGGAAGCAAAGAGCTGGTACACGGAGATGATGGATTTTCTGTTATGGTTTTTGTAGATGAATTAATGAAAGAATTTAATAGAATACTAAAACCAAATAGCGCTATTTATATATTTACAAGATTTGATGTTTACCCCTATTGGTGGCTTAAAATGAAAAACCACTTTGATACTAAAAATCAAATTATATGGTTTAAGGGCGGTGGCGGTATGGGTGACCTTAAAGGGAACTTTAGTTTTAATTATGAGAGTATTATTTACGCTACGAATGGCAAACACCAGATAAGAGGAAAAAGAGATGGTAGTGTTTGGCAGATTGGAAAATGTAAAGAAGGATTGCACGAAACACCAAAGCCAGTTGATTTAATAAGAAAAATAATACTTCATAGCTCCGACAAGGGAATGACTGTGTTTGACCCCTTTATGGGAGCTGGAACAACTGGTGTCGCTTGTGTTGAAGAGGAACGGGATTTTATAGGAATAGAAATGATAAAATCAAATTATGATATAGCAGAAGCGAGGGTAGCAAAAAAAATAATAGAAAAAGACTTTGAAGCACCAACTTTGTTTAATGAACTAAATTAAGCACTTGTAGGTAACCCAAGGCTAAAAGCCTGTTTTAATGGCTTTTCAGCTAATGTTAGCCTCTTGTCAATTAATAGTGAAATAATGTGCGGTTAAACCAAAACGTTTCTGTACGTTTGCTCAACCGAGTGATAGCGGTATTAAAACTTTATACAATCCTCTAGTAAGTAGCGTCTATCACCGTGAACACTAGGGGATTTTTTATTTCTTAATAGATTAAACAAAACACATGAAAGGAATTTTAAAAATTGGTTTTGCAGATAACTTTACCAGAGTGCCTAATTCAGTTTTAGCCAATAAAGAGTTAACGTGGAAGGACAAGGGCATCTTCTCTTATATGTTATCTAAGGTAGGTATTAGTGATTGGCAGTTCTACCTAAAAGACATCGAGAATCAATCTAAAGACGGTAGAGAATCAGTTGCTAGTTCGGTTAAAAACTTGCAGGAAAGAGGTTATCTAAAAATAGAGAATGTACGGGACTCAAAAGGCATGATAACTCATAAGGATTGGACGCTTTTGTTGCCCGAAACGCCTGCGCCTATTAGCTCTCAACCTGATAACGGGAAACCCGTCTTACGGGAAACCCGTCTTACGGTTAAGCCGTCTTACGGGAAACCCGCACCTAATAAGAAAGAGTACAATAATACTGAATACAAAAAGAAAGAATCTAGTAATAAAGAAATAGACAAAACCGAATTTCTATCTTACATGAAAGAGAGCGGTAAGGTTGATAATTACGCTAATGCGCTTTACAACCGACTAAAAGCAAATAACTTTAGCAACAAGGACGGTGAGTTTATTGAGAACTGGAAAGCTTACGTCAACTCTATTTTGAAAAACGATTACGATATTGGTAATGCCCAGACAAGAGAGGATGAATTAAAAGAAGCTGAAACTAGGGTTGCTCAGTATTCACGTACTTACCTAACCGATACTAACCTTGCTTTATCAGTTTACATCTCGGAGCAAGATGGCACTCGTAGAAAAAAAGACTTACACCGATACTTAAAACTCATAGAAAAGTTATGATAACAATATTTAAAACTTTTGCTGAAACCACTAGCCCTATCAGTTGGGAGCTAGACAAAATGCTTAACCGAATTAAAAACCCTAAAGAGGAAACTAGGCGGTTGGTAGATAGCATACGAACCGAAAAGGACGGTAAACAAAAGAAACTACTTAAATCTAAGTTAGCTTGTATTTTATTCTCAGGTAAGTTTGCTTCACGAAAAGACTCTGACTGCAAAGAACACTCAGGTTACGCGGTGGTTGATTTTGATAACGTACCTAGCGTTGATAGCCTAAAGAATAAGTTGAAGCTAATACCGTACTGTAAGGCTGCTTTTACTAGCCCTAGCGGTAATGGTGTAAAGGCGGTTGTAAGAATACCGAAATCTATTCTATTTCATAGGGAGAACTATGAGAGCATGATAGATGACTTGGGTAGTCAGCTTAACACCCCTCCTGAGTGCTTTGACAAGACTTCTAAGAACATTAGCCGCATTTGCTATATATCATATGACCTTGACATTTATATCGCGTCTACGGCCTCCTGTTACAATCCTCCCAAAAAGAAGCAAGAGGTAGTTGGGGTTGATTATAATAAAATCAACATAGCGGCAAATATGATACGTCTTGCTAATGACGGTGAGAAACACGCTACGCTGTACAATGCCTCAAGATTAATTGGTGGGTATATAGCAAGCGGAATGATTGAAGAAGTATTTGCTATTCAGGTTTTAGAGAACGAAATTCAGAATAAGAATATTGATGACTTTGAATCTGCTAAACGAACTATTAGAGATGGCATAGCAGAGGGTAAGAAGATGCCTCTATACGAACGTGAAGCTATGGAGAAGACCGCTTCATTAGAGGAGGCTAAGGTTCGGTTGGTGCATAACGTTAGACGCTATGAGTTCCTAACCGACCTTCGTGAGGATAGAGATTCGGTTATGAAGTATAAGACCGATGGATTTAGAAAAGGTCAGGAAACAGGGCACGAATTATTTGATGAGCATTTCCTTTTTAAGGAGGGGGATTTTAATGTTGTTTTAGGACACGCCAACGTAGGTAAGAGTTATTTTATGTGGTGGCTTATGATTCTATCAGCGGTTCGATTAGATTGGTGTTGGATTGTTTATACAACCGAAAATAAGGTTCATCAGGTAAAGAAAAAGCTAATAGAATTTAGAGCGTCTAAGTCTATTGATAATATGTCTATCCCCGAAGTAAACGCGCACATGGATTGGCTAGACGATAAGTTTTCATTTATTCGTATAGACCGCTTTTACAACGCCACTGATGTAATTGATTACGCTAGGATACTTTTAGATAAAAAGGAATACAAGGGCTTTTTGATAGACCCTTACAACAGCCTCTCGATAGATAAAGATTTATGGAAAGAGGTTGGGAGTAATAGACATGAGTATGACTATGCTATATCAGCTATGTTTGTAAACTTCTGTGATGAAAACAACATATCCATATACCTTAACGCTCATGCTATTTCTGAGGCACTAAGACGTAAGCACCCTAAGTCTAGGAAGGATGAGATACCGCATAGATATGAAGGCCACCCTATGCCACCAGAGAACGCGGATATAGAGGGCGGTGGTAAGTTTGTTAATCGAGTAACTGGTTTCTTCATGGTTGTTCACCGCTACCTGTATGATAGTGAAGATTGGAACATAACCAAGGTTGAGATTAAAAAAGTAAAAGACACGGAAACGGGCGGTAGTAACACCAAGTATGAGAGTCCTATAAATTTCAGAATGACGGACGGTATGACGGGTTATGCTGATGACTATGAGTTCCCTAGACAAACGAATCCAATAAAGCGGCACTTTAAAGAAAGCACCAAGCAGATTGAAATACAGCAAGAGGATCAGAAGCCTGTTATGTTTACCACTAAGCATGAGATACCTTCGCACCCATTTGGGGATGAAGCCGATGACTCTGAATTTTAATAACAATTACTTAACATTGAAAGTTAGGTAGGTGTGGTTGTAATGCTTATGTTTGTTCTTTATAACGCTCAGGCTAAGGTTAATAGCCGTTAATCACTAACCATTAAACTATAACAAGACCTAATTAGGCTATTAATTTTAGCCAATGTTAGGCACTTTTAATTATGGGACAATACAGATTTTCGATTTACGCACACTGGCAGATAGGATTAATGATAAAAATTGATGAATACTCGGTAGATATAAATCTGCCGTTTGTTACAATGCATATTGCTATTAGTAAACACGCAAAAGGAATTGAACTATTTGGCAGATACATTGGGTAATTGTGCCTAACACAGGAATATAAACCGTAAAACACAGTAGAGTTGCAATAACTAAATAACAATTATGACAAAAGAAGAAAAAGCAAAAGATTTTGAACGGTATAAGAAAATGGTGGTTGTGGCCGCTTTAACAAATGTACTAATGGAGTATTGGGAGCCATTCTCTTCCGAAAAGTTTGTTCGGGGTTCTCTTAAAAAGAAAGCTAATATGTTCTTTGAGCAGTTGGAGAAAACAGTTCAGTTTCCCATAGAAAGACTTTACAAAACTGATGAAAAGCTTTTTGTGGCTATTCAAAATTCAGTGGAGTTTATACTTGAAACGGACATCATCAACATTATAAAAAAATCACGAGAGTATGCTAAATTAGAGGAGAATAAATAGTATGTTTGCGGTATGATATACTACGAGGACGTAGATAAGAGTAAAGTGCCAGTTCATTTGCACCCACCCATCTACTTTAAAAAGACGAGTAATGAGCATATCCTAATCGGCTACATAGAAGTAGAGATGATGGCTAGAATGATGCGAGAGAACTACTCTTTACCTCACAAGGATAATATCAAGAAGTTTCCTTTTGAAATAGTAATCAACTTAAAGACAAAGCACGTATTTCCGAGAACACAAACGAAGCACTTGCAGTTCGTCTTTAATAAGCCAAACAAATACTATAAAATACCAGCTCCTAAAAGCAACTTAAATGAAAAGTAAAGACCGTAAATTGCTAACCTACCTAAACTTTACCACAGATGAGTTTCATAAGTTGGTGGGGGATTTCTTTCAGGAGCATTTTGATAAGAAAGGAAATTGCGTTCAGCCTAATAAACAAGGGTTAGATAAGCTATACAACTTGCATCACAGGTTGGTAGATGTAATAGAGCAGTACGAGGATAATTTTAATATAAACAAGTAAATAAGTAAATTATGGCTAATTTAAAATTCACAGGTATCGTTACGGAAGTGTACGAGGCTAAAGCAGGAACAACAAAAAAAGGAGAACCTTGGGCAGCTAGAATGTTTAGGGTAAAAGAGGAGAACGCGGAATACCCTAATGAGGTGTTGTTTAAGCGGTTTAAGTTAGGTGATTACGTTAAGTTTGCCTTAGAGCAATTCAATGTAAGCGAAGGGGATAGAGTATCGGTTGAGTACAGTATGGTCGTTGATGCTTATAACCCTGAATATCCTAATCAGGTTATGCGAGAGTTTAAGACAAATTCTTTGGATAAGCCAAAACGTAACACCCCTGCTTCTGTTGAGAACGAGGAAGATGATAACGACCCCTTCTAGCGATGAATGATAATCAAATCTCCAAGGTTCTTGATAGCTACAAAACAAGATGCTGCAAATCTGAATGGACTAGGGTTGGTCGAGCAGATTACCGTTGCTCTAAATGTAACAATGATATAACCTTGGAAATTTGTTTTCTTTACGATGCGCTTAGATAGAGCATATACACGGGTAGCTTAAATGGTAAAGCGTTTGGTAATTGCAAACCCAAAATATAAGAGTAACTCTTTGGTTCGAGTCCCTTTCCGTGTGCAATAAAATTACAATAAATTAATAAAAGCATAATTATAATGAAAGATTTACTTTGGTTAGATGATATTAGAAACCCTTATATAAACGAAGAAGGCAAAGTGCCAACACGTAAAAATGGCAAACACTACAATATAAGTTGGGTTTTAAACTACGAACAGTTTATTAAATGGATAGAACTTTTTGGACTACCTGATGCTATTTCATTTGACCACGATTTAGCAGACGAACACTATAGGCCTGAATATTCTTGGGATAAATACGAAGAGAAAACAGGTATGGACTGTGCTAAATGGCTTGTAGATTATTGTATGGATAATAATAAAAAAATGCCTGAAATATTTGTGCATTCCGCAAACCCTGTTGGGGCTGATAATATAAAAGGGTTGTTAGACAATTATATTAATAATTATAGTTAACGGTTAATAATTAAATTATGACTCATAAAACAAAACACGTTCATTTAGATTTACAGGCCATTATCAACTTCATTGAGGATAAAACGGGTTACACCGTAGAGGAATTAAAAGGCAGGGGTAAAAAAGGAAACATTATTTATGCTAGACATATTTACACTTTCTTGGCTAAAAAACACACCATGCATTCGTGGGCCTCTATTGCGTCATTACTTGGCCGTAATCACGCAACATCAATACATTCAAATAAAGTAGTTAACAACGTTATAGGTGCTAAAAATAAAGAAGGTCAGTATTACACTAACGTGGAAAATGCCTTTAACATAAGTAACATTTTAGGTTCGGAAGAATTAATTAGGATAAGTGGTAGGCCACGTTGTGCTCCAAGGAACTACCAAGAAAGCCTATCTAGGAAGGACACAGCTATCGCTAGAATGTATTTAGAGTACACTAGGCTACAATCTATCACCGAGAAGGTAATGAATAGCGTAGATGGCGGTATAGAGGCTAGTCTAATTAGTTCATTGGCTAAGTCAAAAGGGATTGTTAACTGCTTAAAAATGAATAGTTAATTATGGAGCATTAAACATACACTCAAAAAGAGATAGACAGTAAGATTAACATTCTAAATCACAAAAGAGAAAAGTTTATTACGGCACGGAATTAACAACTAAAAATTAAAATTATGCAGAAATACACAGAGCATTGTGACTTATGCGAAAAAGAGTTTAACCACAATAAAAACGGATTTTGTATTGAGATTGGTTTTAGTAAAGGAGGGTGGGGAAGCAGACAGGACTTTACTCCCAAAAGAACAATGGAAGTTTGCACAACTTGCTTTAAAAAACTTGAAGAAAAAGCAATGCAGATGGATGAACTTGTTAGAGAATTACGGAAGTAGTGCTTGTGTATAACGTTTAGTATATGAATAGTGGCGAATAAATACGCACTAAATTTTGAATTATGACAGATACTAATAAAAATACACAGACCACCGAATTAAGCACTAAACAGCCATTATTTATAGATGGTGTTATGCCCCGTTTTTTAAAGACAAAATACTCTTTAGAAGAACTAGACCAATATGTTATGGAATTATCATCAAGAACAGACAAACACATTCATCGAGGTAAATTAGATGATATTGAAAAACTAATCAGATGGCGAAGAAGATACGATGCTCTAAATGGGGCATAACGGTTAGTATATGATTTCGGGCGTAAATAAAGACAGAATTTAAGTAATAAAAAAAAATTATGAGTGAGCAAATAGATAACAAAGAAACAGAAACTAAGCCTGAATTATATACAGTGTTAGCAACAGTAGTTTCTATGGTAAAAGAGGAAGTTGCGGAAGAATACGGGTTTAAAAAAGCCTTTATTGTAGATACAAAATGGGATTACGCTATGATGATACATCACCGAACAAAAAAGCAAATAGAAATGTATGAAAGGCTTTGTATGAAGTTAGCTCACTATTGTTGCTAACACAAGAATAAAAACCGTGCATTACAGCATGGTTTCTTATTTAATGTTATTAATAAAAACTCTTAGTTCCTTGCAAATCAACTGAGTATAACTCAACCTCACTTCCTGTAACGCTATTTGTCATAGCAACCTTAGCCCAATACCCTCTAATTGTATCACCATCAATAGCACTATTCCTTAGTGCGTAGATATAATCCCCCGCAGAAAGACCACTTGACGTTGATAGAACAATCGTATTGTCAGCACCTATACTCACAACGCTACCTATTTCAGTGGTAGCTAGGTAAATCTTATCCCCCACAAAAAGACCACTTCCCGCAGCAAAGAAACCATTTACGGTTATGGTGTTTGTTGCAATAGTAGAAATATCACCAATCCCAATTACATTACTATCGGTTGTTCCCGTTTCACTAAAAGGAAGTTGAGCATAAAACCTCCCTTCCTTATTCTCAAAGTCAGTACTGAGTAAATCACAACCATTTAGGTTTGTAGTAATATCCAAATCCCAAGCCGCGTTCCCTTCAATCATTGCCGCCCTATACGTCTTAACTGTAAATGGCTCGGGGTTCAATATTGGTGTTACTTTTGCAGGGTAATCCACCCCGTAAAACTTGCCGTAATTACTACCGCTATTGTGCAACCACATATTACCCCTCTCAAAAGAAAAGAATAGGCTGTTAATGCAAGCATACTGCTCAGGGTCAAAAGAATAAAAAGTACTCCACCTGTTCGCAGGTTCGTAGTATGCCAATGTAAAGCCTTGTTGAATAACCTCAGCACCGCTTGTAATTATAGGGTAGTCTGCGTTGTTAATCGGTACACTTAAAAATCCTGATCCTAAATCTAAAGTACCTAGAGTAAGTTTATCCTCTGTGGTTGTGTTTAGTGCTACGTAAGCAGGGGTTGTGTTTCCATTCTCAAAGTTTATGAGGTCATCATTGCTAATAGCAACATTACCTGTTTCTGATATTTCGGTTGTGTTGTAAAAATTACCATCACCCCAAGCATCCCAATTCTCTTCAATATCCTCCCAATTCCTTAGTTCGCTGCTAAAAGTTAATCCAATCGGAGCGTCTTCTAAAACAGGTGTAACGTTTATTTGTAAAAAGTCGCCTGAGAATACGGCTTGTTGTATAGCACCACCCACCATACCAACATCGTCAACCAATATGTCGGTGGACGATAGCGTAGGAAAAGTTACAATAGTTTCATCATTTTCTTTATCGTACCCGCTTATGATATTAATGTTAGCGTAGTTGCGTAAATAGTCCTTAGATTTACCATATAGATAGTTACGAACGTTGTAATTACTTATAGGTGTAATACCATCATTAGATAATCTTAGGTACTTACCGCGCTTAACGTCCATCCAATACCACACCCCGTCATTACCAACTATACTCTCAGGTTGCTGACTACATCCATAATCACCACCGTAAGGTATTTGGTCGCCAATCGGGTCGTTTGATACTACCACCGTACCATCTCCTTGAGAGTTTTCTAATAGGCTACGGCTAATTAATAGCTTAGTTGTTTTATCTTCTTGCCAGACTATGAAGCCTTGGTTGTGCTGCTCAATTCGTTGCACACCACCCCAACTTAAATCTAACTGCTTAAAGGTTCTATTGGTAGGGTTAAAGCTAGATAGGCCGTTAAACTTAACGTCAGGGAAAAAGCCCTCACTAGCTGTTATATCGGTTTTGCGAATTATCTCTTTAGCTTCGGGTAGGTAAAAATGACTTCTCCCTCTATCCCAACTATTCCCTGATTTTATAAAATCATTAACATAATAATCCTCAACCTGCGCTAGGCTAATTCTAAAGCTTATTACATTATCCCCCCTAAAAAAAAATCTAGGTTTTATCCAACTATCACCACCTTCTAGCAGTGTAGCCGCACCCTCACTAGCTAATTTCACAAACCCTATGCTACCAAAGCTAGAGAAATCTTCGTCTAAGTACAACCTAGTTCCTGCGCTTTCCAACTCAACTCTAGTTACATTCGCTGTGAATAAAACTACACTAGAGTCATTCTTAATAATAACGCTATCCCCAACAATAATTTTATTGTTAAACTCAAAGGCTACAACGTACTGGTTAAAAATGCTTTTATCCGTAACAACATACTCCAAACTTTCGTTTTGGTTGCGAATAGAACCCTCATGGTATCTAGTTGACAAACCCGCGTTAGCAATTGGATAGGTGTGTCCAAACTCATAGTAAGGTCTTTCGTCTACTTGCGGCTTAGGGCGGTATATTTGAAAATAAGCACCCTCACCATCAGCTTGATTAAACCAATGACCCGTAGAAAGGTTAGTACCACCATCAGTATCCCAATTATCTAGTTTCGGGTCTTGCAGTATAAGCATAACCCCTGACTTTTGCTCCTTTAACCCAGGACTATCGCTAGAACCGATTAAAGGATTTTCTGCGCCAACACCTAACACCTCTAGTCCCACTACCTTAAAGTCTAAGTTTCCGCTAGGTTTTAAACGTTTTTCCTCATCGGGGTCGTAGTAACTTTTAATAAGAACCCTATCGCCCTCTGCGAAGTTATAATCTATAAGAGCGTTAGTGGTTTCTTTAAATGAATAGTCATCACCTTTAAAGTTTCTAAGGGAGATGTATAGGCGGTCAAAACTGTTTGTGCCTTGCCCATCTTTTTTAAATGCTCCCGCACAGGTGTAATCTAGGTAATCACTAAAACCGCTATTACCTGCATATACAATAGAGTAGTGCGTAGCCCAAGAAGGCGGTTGGTTTTTTAGGATAAACCCTATATTAGCACCTCCATCTAATTCTTGAAAAGATGTGTCTCTTTCGGTGTACCACTTTACATAAGGCTCTGTAATAATTTTATTGACAGAAGATTGTCTATTTCCTCTATCGAAGTAAGTAACACCAAGAGGGTGCGCTGAGTTAGCTTTAAATGTCTTTTCTGCCTTACCGCTATTTACAACGTATGAGTTTGTAGAAACATCTACAATATTTATTTTACCAAACCCCGGTTTTAGGGCTTGCCTTAGTATTATTTTACTACCTGATTTAGTAGCAGTAACTCCTTGGTAGGGGTTTAAATCTACGTTAGGAATAGCTTGTGTAAAAAAGTCTAACACGTCCTGCAAGTCATCGCTACCCGTTGCCGTGTAGAATAAAGACACAGCTCCCAAATTAAGAGTGTTATCATCATTATCACGTGTTATTGTTTTCATATGATAACTAATTATAAAAGTAAAGCCTTCTTCAATAGTTGGTACGCTAGAAAAATCTAGTTCGTAGTCGTAAAATTTTCTGTTGTTGTATATGCGAATATTAGCCACAGGTATGATAACCCTAGCACTATAATTAGCACCTTTTTTATAAGCGATACCCGTTTGAACGCTAAGTTCGGTGGCATTAAAATCCTCTAAGTAGTTAGCGTAGTGTAATTTATTTTCCTTAAACCCCTGTGCTTTTGCGCGTCTAGGAACGGCGTCGTAATTCTTTAAAGTATCCTCAAGTCCCGCTACAATATTAACGGTATCATTGTAAAACTCAAAGGCATTTATACCTTGGTCATTTCTAAAGTCAAACCAAGTAAACTCATCACCACCATTCCCCTCTCTAAAAGTTAGCTCTACTTTATCTACGTTATTACTTGTAGCGGGTGATATAAAAACCCTAATTAAATTATCTTCTAAAGAGTTCCCTATAACGGTTGAAGTATTGTTTAGCTTTTGTTGGTTGCTAACGGCAATGTCGCTCCACGGAGAGTAGGCGCTACGTTCACTATCGTCATATATGTAGCGGTATCTAAATTGAAAAACACCGTCATTAATTTTGTTTATATTTTTTTCAGTGTCGGTTATGAAACTAAAGGTAGGTGGGTATAAGGGTGGGTGCTTAATAGCATCATAATACTTTGCTTTTTGCGCGTCCGTACCCGAAGAAAATTCTTGAGCATAGCCGTTAACATAGTCGCCCTCTTGATGTAGCTTTGCGCGTTTAACATTAAGCTTGCGCGGTGTTATGTTATCCGTCCAATATAAAAGAACACCGTTATTATTGATAGAGTTTATTGCATTTACACCCGTAATGTAGGTTGTACTTTGAAAACTTAGAAAGCTGTCTTGCGCTATTAAAGAAGTAATTCTACTTATAGAACTGTATTGATAAATAGAGTGATTACCGTTTGAGTTCCAAATAAAGAAGTAAACTGAATTAACCTCCTCTAAACTTTTAGCCCCTATGCATTTATTTGTACCCGATGGTAAAGAATTACCCACAGCGGTAGTACCTAGTATATTCTTAACAGGAGCGTTCACCCCGTTACCCGAAGTAAACCTCCTAATATTTAAAGCATCAGCGTAATCTCCTGATTTAATTAGGCGTTCATCGTTATCTAGGTCTAAGAAGCCTAAAGTAAAACCCTGCATTTTAGGCATAGATTATTTTTGGTTTTTACGTCTTGTGTTAAATGCTTTGTACTTTCCTTTTACAAACTTCTGTAATTGTTTAGCATCGCCATTTGCTAATTTTTCCATAGCTTTACTATCCTTTTCGTTGAATACGGTTTCACTACCCGTTAATTCAGCCTCTACCTTACCTGACTTGCCGTCCACTAAAAACTTAGGGTTCTTGCGGTGAGAGAATTGACCTTTGGTACGCATGATGCCGCCATTTTCAAAATCAAAGTTTAAGCCCTTTGGGTCGGTTGGGATTATTTCCTGAACCTCTCTTTGATTCAAAGTCTTTTTGGTTGAACTAGCACCACCACCCTCATCGGCATTACTAACACCCATCGCACCCCTAACAGCTTGACCCGCACCCGTAAATATGTTTTGCTCACCTGCTTCTAAAGAACCTCTAGCCGCATTTAAGTCATTCAAGTAGTTACGTAGTCTTAACTGCGTTGTACGCTCCTCAGCACGCGCTAAATTAGTCATAGCTTTGTTTCTAGCTTGACCATACTCACCTGCACGTTGCATTTCACCAACACGCTCATTTTCTAATACACTAGCTACATTACCCAAACCGCGACCACCACCTTTACCTAAAGCGTCAATAGACTGAGATGTGCGTCTTTGCGCCCCTATCTCCTGCATATTAACATAATCCTCAGCGATAGGCTCTAAAGCTAGTTTACGTAATGCGGGTGGAACCTCAATAGAAGGTTGGTTTTTTTGCAGTTCTTTTATGGCGCGTCTAGCCTCCTTAGCTTGTTTCATGCCATAGATAGCTTGCCCAACACCCATAACGCCTTGCGCCACACCAGCTGATTTGCCTTTTACAGCTTCACCTAATGCCATTATGCCGCCAGGACTATAACTAGGTACACCTTTATTTTTACGAATCGACCCCATTACTTTTTCATTTTACCTCCGTACTTCATTTTTTTCATGCCTTTAGGTTTTTTGGTATCACTTTCTAGTTTACCACCCTTGGCATAAGACATCTTACCTCCTTTTCCGTAAGACATTTTACTTCCTGCACTTTTTCTATTAGCTTTCATGTTGTAGTTTTTAAAGTTTTTGTTATGCTCCGCAGCTATCGCAATCCTCTTGGTTTTCAATGTTGCATACAGGCTGCTCACCTTCTTCCAGTTCTTTTATCCATTGCTCAAACTTATCTTCGCTCATCATTTTTTTAGTTTGTTTGTAATATATCTTCCACTGTGTTTTTCTCTTCTTCGGTAAAGTCAATAGACTTCGGATTGTCTGATTTCTGCTCCTTCATTATAAGGCTTTGCGCGGTTTTCTCCTCCCTCATTCTACTATCTTTCTTACCCTCTAGGTATTGTTGATTAGACACTTTAGCTTGCGCCTGTATCTTTTCTTCCTCCATGTCATACTTTCCTCTCACAACTTCCTCTTGTACACGCCCTGCGCTTTCTGCTGCTATCTGAGCCATTTTACGCATATGCTGTGCTGCTTCAAACTGCTCCTTAGCTGTGTACTCAACTTGTATCAACTGTGCCTGACCTTGCATTTTAATTTGCTCGGCCTCTTGATTAGCTTGTGCTTGTGCTTGAATATTTTGTAATCTTTCTTGTTGAAGTCTATCAGTGTTTCGCTTAACCTTCATGGCTAGGTATCTACCCATGTCTTTAAAGTTACGCATCTGATTGATTTTATACTTATCAGAAATATCAATTTGCCCTGCTTGTAATGCAATCTGCATATCACGGGCCAACTCCATTTTTTCGTCTTGGTTTAAATCTATTTCAATCATTATACCGTATAAATGCAACGGTATCTGCTTCATCATCTTAATGGTGTCTATATCATCACGACCAATAGCCTCTTCATATACTTTACGTAGGGGTGGTGAGTATTCAATAATGTCTTGAATACGCACAATCAAATCATCAACTACATCTTCCACTAAGCCAAATGCGGCTAAGTCAATATGTTTTGTAGCGTTATTAGAACCCGCCATAGCTATTTCAGCAACACCAACTGATTGTTCAGGTGATGGAGCAGAACCGTCTCTAAACTCATTTAAGCCTGTTACATCTCTAAGCTGCTGCAAAGCATGGTTGTACGCCAATACCTGCTCGTTAATAAGCCCTGTGTAGTTTACAGCTAAATCTCTAATAGGTTGTTGGTTTGATGGAGTGCCGTCTAAGTCTTGACCTCGGTATATTAAGTTACCCGTTTGGTCTAAAATATCTAGTAATTCTATTCCACTTAGCTTCCCGCCCGTGCCAATATCAACATTATCCATAGCGGTAATATCAATAGCAACTCCTGGTGGTCTTTGCTTTTGTTGTATTTGCTGTATTTTCAACCAAGAACGCATCATTTGGTCGCTAAAAGGCATCATGCGCTGTAAGTACCCCGTGTATTCGTTGTCTCTTAAATTTAAAGCACGGATTTTGAAGGAAAGTTCCGTTTGCTGCATGGAGTTTTTCTTGCGCTTTACGTTGGTTTTCTTTCCGTAATCAAATATAATGTCGCTATCTACAACCTTGTAGCCACCATATACACACTCATAAAAATCTGAGTACATGGTTCGCTTGTAAGTTGAGTTCTCAGGTGATTTGTAGTCATCAGCCTTACGAGTAAAGGTACTATTACCGTACCGTGTATTCTTTTTCTCAAACCTATCTTCATCAGATGTTTTAAACTCAAAATCTAATAACCTAACCTTAAATTTATCGTAAGGATATTGAGAACCCGAACCGTTATTGTCAAACGCACCCTTGTACTTACTTTCGTAGTTATCTAAGCTGCCGTTTCCAAACCTATTAGCTACTTTTTTAGCTAACTTTTCTAATAGCTTTTCATCGCTTACATTAAACTGCTCTCTTATTTCAGAGATAGTTCGGTAAATTACCTCCCCCGCATAAACAATATCACTAAAGTTTTTGGTTCTTGCATAAGAGTGAACTAAATTGATTGGGTCTATGTATCTTATTACAGCGCCTCTATGTGGGTGCGTGTAAGACCTTGCAGCACCTATACCGTAAGTTATAAGGTCATCAACAAACTCTTCAAACACATCTCTCTTAAAGTTATTTACCGATAGGGTAAAATCAAGGGCTTGCTCTAAAGCTATTTCAACTGCCAACTTAAAGTTAGTGGACATTAAGAAGTCTAATTCTTCTTTATCTTGTGGAATGTTTTCCGCACCTAGCTTTGCTGCACCGTTTTCGTTACCGAACTCAGTCATTGTCTGCTTCAATATCATTTTAGCAGCAATCTTATTACGCTCCTTGTCTTTTTGTGATGCAGCGTTAGGGTCAATAGCATCAACCGCTACGCGGTAGAACCTATCAACAATAGCGTTTTTAACAATATCAACAAACTTCGGTATGATAGCAATAGGCTTGTAATCTAGGTTTATCCAAGATGTGTCGCCCGTGGGGTTTAAATACTTTTTATACTTATCTTCGCTTTGATTGCCATTACGATATGCCCTGTATTCTTGAAATTGCCAACGCTTTCCCTCGTAGCTTGTGTTGGAGCTGTTTTCCTTAAACCACTCTTCTTCAATAGAGTTCGCGTAGGCAATACCATACTCGTCCGTTTTCTTAATAGACGGCATAGCTAAGGTAGACGGGAAACCGTTAGATGTTTTTAAATCTTTTTCCTGCATTATTATTCAAACATAATACTGTGTTGTGCAAAGTTACGTAATGTTAAGGTATTGTTAAGTTTGGTGGTTGTGTTGCGGGTTGGTGGTTTTAGGGTTATATTCGCGGTAAACAAATATTTATGAAAGTAATTAAAATAAACACCCCTGACGGCCAATACACTCTACCATTGGTAAAAGTAGCAGAACATAGAGCAAATGTATATTATGATGGTAAATTAAAAAGCCAACTATGGAAAGAAGAAGTTTCTTTTGTAATGAATGATAATTACGAAGGTGTTGATTGGTTAGTTAATAACACTAACTACGAGGATTGGGAGGATGAAACAACAAAACTAAATAGTGATGTAAAAGTAACCATGGATGATTTTTGGTGCAGCACCGAAGATTTTGATATAGTTGATGTTTAATTTCTACACACTTAGCACAGTATGATAACCCACTCATTAACCCCGAATAAGCTTACAACGTGTGATAAGTCATTCAGTGGTGGTTTAACGCTGTAAATTGTCTAGTTTTACGATAATAAACTGGACAACGTTTAGTATAAGACCCGTTTTTTTATGGGTTTTATATAGTGTTAGCATTAGTACGGATTTAAAACAACAAATATGATTGATATAAGATTAAGTGATAATTTAGAATTAATGGCAGAAATGCAAGATAATACAGTAGATTTAATTTACTGTGATATACTTTATGGAACAGGCAGAAAATTTGCAGACTACCAAGATTTAAAACCTAAACGTGAAATTATAGAAGAACATTACATACCAAGAATTAAAGAAATGCACCGTATTTTAAAAGATACAGGAAGTATTTACCTGCAAATGAGCGAAGAAATTTTACATTGGATCAGATGTGTAATGGATGATACTTTTGGGTATGAGCGTTTTTTAAGACAGATTTATTGGAAACGAACAGATAATAAAGGTAGCAGTAAAGCTAAGTGTAAAACATTCCCAAATTCTATTGACTGCATTGTTTGTTATTCAAAATCTATCGAGTTCACATTCAATTTACAGTATTCAGAATATTCACAAAAAAGAATTAATGAGTTTAGACACGAGGACAAAAAGGGTAAATACCGCTGGCAGACCCTAAAAACTTATTCCAATGATAGATATGAAAAATTAATAAGCGAAGGAATGATTAAAACACCTCAAACAAGCGTATACCCACAGTTTAAGCAGTATTTAATGGACAGTAAGGGTGTTATATTAGATAATAATTGGCAGGATTTGTATTACGTTAAGTACAACGCAAAATACAATACTGAAAAACCCAAAGCATTAATTGAGCGAATAATAAAAGCAAGTAGTAACGAAGGGGATTTAGTTGCTGACTTTTACGCTGGAAGTCATACTACAGGGGAAGTGGCGTTAGAGTTAGGGCGAAGCTATATAGGATGTGATATAAATCCGAGAAGCTTAGAGATAGGTAAAGAAAGATTAAAAAGATTTTTTTAATACATACTTTTATGTTATCTTTGAACAAATTTAAAAATATGATTAAAAACGAGAAAATATCTGATTTGAAAAGGCATAACTTAACAGGTGTTAAAGTTGGCAAACTTACAGTTTTAAATATATCAGAAAAAAGAAACAAACACAATAGAATTATGTGGGATTGTATTTGTGAATGTGGTAATAAAAAAACAGTGGCAGCCGATATGCTAAACAAATCATTAAGAGGTGGAATAGGGACTAAAAGTTGCGGATGTCTAAGAAACAATTCACACAATAAAATCAAGGATAGAGTATATGCAGTGTGGTTACAATTATATAACTCAAGTACATTAAAAAAAGAAACTTATAGATTGAAAAAGGGGTGGAGTAAATCTGACATTGCATTTGAAACTTTTAAAGCTTTATGTTCAACTAAATGTTTTTATTGTGGAGCAATTGGTTCTAATAAAGCGATGGATATAAAAGAAGGAAAGCTAATATCAGATACAACTATAAGATATAACGGACTTGATAGGGTTGATAGCTCTATCGGTTATATGGAAGAAAATATAATTCCTTGTTGTAAGTATTGCAATAGAGCAAAAAGTGATACGACTGATACGGAGTTTTTGGCTTGGATAAAAAGGGTATATAAGTATAATTTTAAATAGTTTACAACCGCAGAAGTGTGTAAGGATTTAAACAGAAATTTTATAGGTTGTGATATTTCTGAAAAGGCAGTAGCTATCGGATTAAAAAGGACTAAGTATTAATGCTAACGTTTGTATATGAAGCGTTGAGGAACGAAATTATTTTATATACCGTGTTATATTTTAGTGCGGTTAATTAAAAACAAAACTTAATAAATTATGATAAAAATACAAACATTTAGAAACCCGGAAGGCTACACTTTAAACCAACTAATAAGAGAAAAGCCAACTTGCTTTAATGGTAATGTTACTGTAGAAAAGTACGAAATAACAGTGGTAAAGATTGAAGAGCCAAAAGAAGTTTATAGAGAAAGACTACAAAAACTTTGGGATGAATGTGATAACCACCATCATTGGACACCATTAAAGGGAAAGGCAAAAGAATTAGGCGTTGAATTGATTGGTGATGCTGGTAGTAAACTAAAAAGATAGCATTAAATATAACGAAATGAATAAAAACAGTAACGACATGAAAGAACAACTGACAATAATAAGTGATGACCTTAATCATGGCATCATAACCGAAAACGAAGCACGTACCAAGTTATTGATTTTACTTGGTGTTAGCGGTAGGGCTTCCCAATTAGAAGAAGATGCCTTTAAGTTAATAAACAGCTATTGCAAAAATGGACTTAAAAAACCTGACTTGGTTAAAAAAATGGAATGGATTACAGGTAGTTGTAAAATGAGTTAGCACCGCATTACCGCTAACGGTAGGTACATGGTTTGTAGGCATAGACAAGCGATAACTTTCGGATTAAACAACTACTTAAATAAATAAAAATAAAGATTGAATTATTAACCAACTGCCTATAAATTATATACTTTGTTATATACTGGGCGGTTTAAAACACAAAATTTAATTATGAAAACTAAATTAGAATTACCAAGCAATCCAAGAATGCACAATCCTGATGGAATGTATGCAAGTGAGGCAAGAATTGAAGATTATTATTCTTTGAGAGATTATTTTGCAGGAAAAGCAATGAATGGTTATTTATCTGCAAGCGTTGACGTTATTAATCGTGGATTTCCAATAGACGCACATAACATAGCTAATGAATGCTATATAATTGCTGACGCTATGATAAAAGCCCGTTCTGAAAACGAATTATAGCCTTGTATATAACGTTCATGTATAAGATTTGAAGCGGATAAAAAAGCACAAACCAAACGAATAAACACAGAATTAAATAAATAGTAATAACCTTTAATAAAGACCTAAAACCGCTTTTAATTTTATACGGTGTTAGCAACTGGGCGGTTTTAAAAACGAAAATTAATTATGAAAACACAAAACAAACCCGCCTTTCCTGTTGAAGTATCAATAGCTGATAATGGTAATTTAAGAGGTTCGCAAACTTCTAACTTTTCTGGCTATGAAATGGGATTAACAAAACGTGAATACTTTGCATCTAAAGCTATGCAAGGTTTACTATCTAATCCTGAATGGATGAAAGAATACAAGGGCGAAAAGTACTTAATGCAAAGTGATATATTAGCTGATATTGCGATAAAAACAGCCGACAATTTATTATCTAAACTCTCAAACGAAGACTAATTGTAGCCTTGTTGCTAACGTATAGTGGTATGGTGCGTAGCCTTAAAATGCACGAAGATTGAATTAAGAACTGAAGTAATAATTAAAATATTTTTAAAAGCGTGGGCAAAAAAATTGACTTATATAACGAGAATTGTGAAGATACTATGAAGCGTATTGAAACTGGAAATGTAAAATTAATACTTACAGACCCACCTTATAACACAACACAATGTGATTGGGAATATGAATTGGATTTGCCTAAAATATGGCAACAATGGGAACGTATTTTAGCAGATGATGGTGTTATAATTGTGTTTGCTGATGAACCATTTACAAGTAAATTAATAGTTTCTAAACTTGGGTTTTTTAAATACAGAATTACTTGGGATAAAATGACTGGTTCTAATTTCTTGAATGCTCACAAAATGCCATTGAAACAAACAGAAGATGCTGTTGTATTTGCAAAGGTTAAGAACGGACAATACACTTATAACCCAATTTTAACAGATAAGCCAAAACAAAATATAAGACCTGAAGGAAAACCAAAAAAGAAAAAAGCATCTACTTATGGCGAACATAATGGAAGTTTTCACGAATCTTATGATAATACTAAAAGTTACCCAACTAACTTACTTTCTTTATCTTCTAAAACTGATGAATGCAACCCATTAAATAGAGTACACCCAACACAAAAACCAATTGATTTAATGCGTAATTTGATTATTACCTACTCTAATAAAGGTGATTTAGTTTTTGATGGTTATTCTGGAAGTGGAACAACTGCACACGCTTGTATTTTAGAGAATAGAAATTTTATAGGTGCTGAACTTGATAAGACTTACTTTGATAAAAGCATTGAACGTTTAAGATTAGAACAGATGCAAACCAAATTGTTTTGATAAAAACAAAAGAGCGTTGGCAAAAAAATATTTTAATTATGGTTAGACAAACAAAAATGATTGAATTAGGCACGAACCTAAGCTATGCACTATACCACGTGTTAGCAAATCGTTTTAATGTTTGCTAACACAAGAATAAACACTGTGCTTTTTGCATTGTGTTTTATTTAATGTTATGCTAATCAAATCAAATATGAAAAAAACACCAAGAAAAAAAAGGTTTACAGGTAAAAAGAAAATCAACGCTAGGAAAATAGTGTATGACGGTATTCAGTTTCAAAGTTTACTAGAGCGTGATTTCTACAAAAAGATTAAGCTTTTTAACCTACCTCTACTATACGAACCTAAGACCTATGAGGTTTTACCCGCAATGAAAGCACCCGAAACGTTTAGGAACTTTAAAACGTGGGGTACTAAGTTTTTAGAGCGGTCTTCTAATACTCAGAATATGAAGTACACACCTGACTTCGTTTACGAGGGTGATAAGCATTATATTTACGTTGAAAATAAAGGTAGGCCAAATGAAAGCTATCCTTTGCGTAAAAAGCTATTCTTTGTGTATCTTAGCAAAATCAAAAATAGAGAGGTTTGGTTCTTCGAGCCTAAAAATCAAGTTCAAAATTCAATCGTAATTGAAAAGATAAAAGAAATACTTACATGAGAAAAAAAGGTGATAAGGTTTGCCCTAAGTGGGTAACATCGTTTAGCAACGATAACAAAAAATCTATTGAAGCTAAACAGTGTTTGGATTTTATAGATGCTCTTGAATTATATTTTACTGGAGCATCTTATGACAGCAAAGAATATAATAGCGAACCCGAGGAACATGACAGCATAGAGCCAAAGCATTATCTTTCTGAAATATTTGATGGTGCTGAACTAAAAGATATAATGGTAGAAACTCACGGTGTAATGGAAACAAAAGCTTTCTTTAAGCTTAGTGCGTTTAAGTACCGATTAAGAGCGGGCAAGAAACCTAATCAAGATATTAAGCAGGATATTGAGAAAGCCCTTCGCTGCGAAATGATAGCAACTGAATTAAAAGGAAAAATACATGAGTAACGAAAACTACCTAAACGCCAACCCTGATTGGCGTTATTTTTTAGATAAAGATGTTAGGGTTAAGATAGATGCGGTTTTAAGGAAAACTGTAATACTACACTCTCAGGTTGGTACTAATCAGTTACCAGTTGGCATAAAAGAGTTGAGCATAAAAGAGCAGCGTAAGTTCGTTGATAAAGAGGAGTTAAGAATGCTTAAAGAAATAGAAGGGGTAGACCCTGAGTTTGTAGGTAATTTATTAGAAAAAATGGGAGAAATTAATTAGTATGGAACAGAACTTTTATTGCAACGATGAAGCGGCTGAAACTCCTAAAGAGGAGAAACCTAAACCCGAAAGACCACCAACTTGCGCTTGCAAAGGAATGACTGAATGCTTATGTTAATTTACAACTAAATATAATAATTTTGGGACGGAATAAAAAATACACCATTTTACCTAGCATAGCTAAAGAGCTTGGTATAAAGAATTTAAACCACTATAATAGATATAGATTAAGCCCACAAAAAGCAAAAGAACTTGCTGATTTAGAGAAAAGTAAAGTTTCGGTTGTAGATGAAACCCTGCATAGAGGAAACTTAAAAGACAATAGTTGGAAAGTCGCTTGGGTAAAAGAAGATGGCGTATCAGTTTTAGTTAAAAACCCTGACTTTAAGGAAGCAACGGTTGACTACGATACGCTTAGGGAAGATATGGTTTCTGAGATGGGGGAACTATCGCCCGTTGTTAAGCTATACAAAAGAAAACCCATCAAAGACCCGCATTGCTTAGTTTTAGATATTGCTGACCTACATATAGGTAAGCTAGCAACCGCTAATGGTACGGGAACTTTCTATAATCTAGATTTAGCAATTGAACGCGCGATAGTAGGGTCGGAGTCTTTAATAGACAAATCAAAACCTTACAATATTGATAAGGTGTTCTTTATCATTGGGAACGACATATTACATACCGACAACACCACAGGCAGCACAACAAAGGGAACGAGCCAAGATACGGACGGTATGTGGTATGATAATTTTAAAATTGCACGAGTAGTTTATGCTCAGATAATACAGCGGCTATCTAGCATTGCTCCTGTTCACGTTATGCATTGCCCATCTAACCATGACTACATGACGGGGTTTATGCTTGCAGATGCTATTTCATGCTATTTCCACAATAACAAGAACGTTACGTTTGATGTAACTAATCAACACAGGAAATACATTTCTTACGGGAGTAACCTCCTTATGTTTAGTCATGGGAACACTGCGAAAATGGATAAGATGCCTTATTTAGCCGCTCACGAAAAGCCTCAGATGTGGGCCGATACGATTTATAGATACTGCTACTTACATCATCTCCACCACAAGCAGTATCATAAGTTTCTAAGCGGTGCTGATTTTATAGGTATGACCGTTGAGTATTTAAGAAGCCCAAGTGAAAGCGATAATTGGCACTCGTCTCACGGATATACTGGTGCTAAAGTAGCTATTGAGGCTTTTATACACCACCCTTCTCAAGGGCAGGTTAGTCGGTTAAGTCATAACTTCTAGTAATGCGAAAGATATGCTTTGGTAGCTTTAAGATGCAATGCGGGTGGCAGTATTATAAACCGTTAAGAAGATGCGCATACCCTCTGAAAAGCGGCCAAGCTACCCGTATGAGTTTAGGGAGATATACGTAGAGGGTGAGGAAGATGAGGCTTGGGATAAGGTTGTAAAAGATAAGTTTCACCAAACCGATAACAAGCGCATCTATGTAGTTAAGAAAACTTTAACGAAAATAAAAGATATTGGTCTTAGTCAAGTTGATAGAGATGGTAATATTTTAAAGAAAGACAATCATACGCTACAATAAACTTCAATTTAAGCACAAAATAAAAAAGGGAAGGGGAAAACTTTTTAGAGTACCCAATAAATTAAATTACACACAAAATGGACAATTCATTTTATGACCGATTACTTGTTGAGGCACAAGAGTTGGCAACAAAAACAAATGCTTTAGATGATTTTATGAGAACGAAAAACTTTGTTGCCCTTGATAGGGAAAATAAAGATTTGCTTTACAAACAATCAAGATTGATGAACGAATATTTACAAATACTTGGACAAAGATTAGAATTGCTTGGGGGTAAATTCTCTTTTAAAAAGTAGTTCGTAAATTGTGATAGCGGGCTTTTTCTTTTTTATTATTGGAATAAACTTTAATTTTAAGATGGAATTAGCCCATTACACACAACGGTTTGAATATAATATGTTAAAACAATGAAAAAAGTAAAGGATATAGTTTACAAAGTTTTGTGCAAGCCTCTTTTGCTTCACAGTTTTTATAAGTACGGTATTCCTTACTGCTATTTATCAAGAACTATAGGGATTGATGGTAAATCAATATACTGCATTGTGTGGTATTTTAACAGCAATGGTGCTGAGCGAGGAAAGGTTAAATACACCCTTAAAAACCAAGAGTTAAAGCGCAACTACTCAAACCAAAGATACTTAGGTCATAAAATGTCAATTTACTTTTCCTACCGCCAACTCTTTAGGCTTTTTCAAAAGAATAAATTAAGAAAGGCTAACGCCAATATTGCGTAACTTTGCAGTATGGCTTCAATTGATTACATTCGCTCTGTAACCCGTAATATCTTAGATAAAGACGGTCATGGTTGGATAGGAGACAATAAGTTTAATAACATTATCTCTAACGTGCAAGACGAGGTGTTTAACGACATCTACACCATGTACACTCAAGCATTATCTAATAGACGTAGACTCCTAGAATATGGTGGTTTTCGCTATTCGGGGATAGGGCAAATACAAGATGACCTAAGACCGATGTATCGCTCAGGCGTTGTGCTAACACAAACGGCTAATAATAACTTTGCCTATCCTGATGACTATCGGTATAAGATTGGTTTAAGTTACGCTAATAAAGATGTAGATATTCTAAACGACAATGATAATGTCAATTCTATATTAAATAGTTCAGGTGCGCCAACCGATAGATACCCTGCGGCTAGGTTAAACTACAATGTAGTTACAATGTACCCAACTACAATACAAGCAAGTGTTTCTTTAGATTACTACAAAAACCCTAGAGGTGTGAACGCTTCGGGTACACCTGTTAATCAATCTCCAACTTGGGCCTATAACGTAGTTAGCGGTAAAAGTATTTATAACGCTAGCAACTCTATTCAATTAGAATTACCCGAAAGCGCCTACAACAAAGTGATTGTTCGTTTACTTAGCAGGTACGGTATAAACTTACGCGAAGATCAATTAGTGCAGTACGCAGACCGCGAGGAACTTAAAAATCAAAGTCAAGGATAATGGCTAGAAATAGGATACGATTAGAGGAGGTGGTGAATAACTACATGGCGAGAAGAGATGAGGACGATACTGACAAGTATGTATCACGCCCTAAGATGATAAGTATTGCTAAATCCTTATTAAGGGATATTTCTTACAGTGGTAGTTTTGCTTACCGCGCTATTCGGCTTGATATAAACACAGCAACTCAAACCGTAGAATTACCTAACGACTTTATAAAGATAAGTTTTGTTGGTGTTTTTGATGAAGGTACGGGTACGGTAGTGCCTTTAGGAACTAAACAGGAAATTAATATAGCGGGTGATATATTAAGAGACAACAATAGCGATGCCTTGTTAGATAGTGATGGTGTTGAGTTATTGTCAGAAGTTATTAGAGCAACAACAGCCCAGCAAGATGATTTTTACACCGAACCTTATTTTAACAGGTATTACAATAATTTTAGCTTAGGTGGTCAGTACGGTCAGGGTGGTGGTAACAATGTGTTTGGCTATTATAGATTTAACGAACCTGATAACCGATTAGAGCTTGATTTAACAACATCAACTGATAAAATAGTCCTAGAGTATCAAGCAGACGTTTCAATCATGGAGAACCCCTTGCTAGACCCTGTATTTGAAGGTGTAATACATGAGGGAATGTATTGGAAGGCAATTAACCATAAGGCTAATGTACCTGCCAATGCAAAGTTTGATGCTAGAAGAGAATATTACAGGTTACTTAAAAATGCCATTTCTATCTCTAGGCAGAATACAAAACAAGAATACTTGCAGCAATTCAGAAAGAATACGCAAGCAACCCCTAAGTATTAATTTTTAGATAAAAACCACTTTAAGAGGGATAGCTTTGCTTTCATTATTGATAAGTGGGCTTTGTACTCAGGTGCTTCACTATCATTCATTTCTTTAATAGCAAATTCAAGGTGAGATATGAATCTTATTACTTCTTTGTTGCTTCTCATATTATTGCGTAGGTATCGCTTTCGTGCATAATTAGATATTCTTTTCCGTCATGCTTAATTTCAGTACCGCCTTGCTTGCTGTACAGTATTACATCACCAACGGCTATCGTCATAGGCTCGTTATGCCTCCCCTTACCAACTGCTATAACCAAACCACTTAGAGGTTTTTCTTGTGCTGTGTCAGGTATGATAATCCCACCCTTTGTTTTGGTTTCGTTAGCTATTGGCTCTACAAGTATTCTGTCAGCTATCAGTTGTATTTTTACACTACTCATAATTGTTTATTTAAAAGTCAATATTATATTCTACATCTAGGTTTGGCTCACCACCGTAATTCTTCCACTTAACAATAGTCTGCTCTTCAACGATTTCAACGTAAGTATCATACCGCATTAAACCTGCCTTATCTAATAAGTCTTGCCTAAATACAATCTCCACGACTTTTAAAGCATCGCGCTTACCGTTTGAACTAAAGTGTTGCCCAACTTGAATACTAAAGGGGTTGGGTCTTTCAGCAGTAGGTTTGTAATACAACCTTCTTATCTGCTCAGTATCTTCTTCTTCTTTTTTGCTTGTATTGAATAGTCCCATGTTATAATTTTAATTACAACAAAGATAAGGGATTTAGGTTAACTTTTCAATGTCAAGAAAAGTACCAACTGATACAGCGACAGTTCCGCTAGTGGCCGCGTAGGTTAGCTTTATCTCATCATCTGCCGTGGTAGTTGTGTGAACAGTACTAAAAGTAACTATGGTAACTGCACCACCCGTTGATGTGGGGTTTGGAACTAGCAATGTAGCTAGTGTAGCTGCCTCGGATAGTATGTTTAAAGTTATTACAGAGTCAGTCTCGGTAAAAGTTAGTTTAACACTGGCGGTTATCTTAACCACTGCACCTGCTCCCGCAACTTCAATAGCATTAGAAGTACCATTAATAACCATATCGGTACTTAATGATATACTAGCGGTAGCACCTGCTCCCACCTCAGAAAAAGTAAGGGGGCTAACTTGTGTGCTTGCTGTTCTAGCTATAAACCTATTTTGAAGTGATGCAGCAAATACTTGAGGATTAAACTGCCGAGTAAGCACACTACCGTCAGAAGCTCTAACTAAAGCAATAATATCAGTGGTTGATGCAGCGGGTGTTTTTAATACAAGCTTGTTTGCAAACACCTTTGTTGAGGACAAACCCAACCCTGTGTCATTACCCGCACCATCTGTAATTTGACGTTCGGCCGTATCAATAACAGCGTTATCAGTAGTTTTTACTAAACCACTAAAATTAGTTGAGGGTTTTGCCCCTGCTAAACTATCTCCCATTATAATTCAGGTTCTACATATCCACCACCTAGTATCAACTCAGCAACACCGCCCGAAACAACTAACTCCCGTATATCATCTCTACCCGAATAACCTGCCGTATAACCTACCTTAGATGCAGCCGCGCCAAAATTGTCCCCACGCACTATTGTAGTTATAGTCAAATCCGACCTAACTCTAATTCCAGATACTTTAGGAGTTTTAATTGATGCGTATGCTTTAGTTGGTGTTTCGGTTGTTCCATTTACACCTTGGTTAGATACCGTTACCGTGTCAGCACCGTCATCTACACTGGTAATAATCTTAATACCGTTGTTTGCAGAAGTGGGGCAATTACTAACCGTTATTCTAGCACCATTAACTATCTCTGATAAATCAGGGCTATTTGATAATTCGTAAACTATATTCCCCGAAGAGTCAGCAGTAACCTCAGCTATCGAGGTTCTTGATAACTTTCCTGTATAGAAAGGTTTGTTTGAATCCACTGTAAATATACCGAACCTAGCGCCTTCCGCTTGATACGCACTCGATGCTTCTGCTAGTGATGCCATAGTATTATTAGTTGTTCCTGCAAAGTTACGAAACTTAACAATACCTTAACATTAGCTCTAGCAATTGAATGGTATTTTACCTATGTTTGCAGTGTAAAATATAAGTAATGATAGAAAATCCAGAGGAAATACACAAAATTGCAGGGCAGGTTATAATTGCTCTAGGCTTAGTCTTAATAGCTATTGCTATATTAGTAAGTGTTTTAGTGTATAATTGGCTACCCTAGCGGTTTGGCTAAGATTAGTAGCCTAAGAAATGAACTAATCAATTAAAAAACTAAGCATCATAAGGCTATTAATTTTAGCTTTTGTTAGGGTGCGTTAATAATTGTTAAAAATGAACACATTAGTCTCAATTAGAACAAACATTATTTACAGCAAAGAAGTAACAGGCAAAGAAAAATACAACCGTAACCAAGAATTAATACTGCTTGTCGATAAGCCTAAATACACCTACTCAAATGAGGGTGAAATAGTAAGAGAAAGAGGGCTTGAAGAATTAAGATTTACAGTAAGCGAAAAAGGCTTTGAGCAACTTATTAAAATGCTTGAAAAAATGAAAGAAGTAGAGCCTGACGAATTAGGGTAATGCACCCTAACGTTTAGTATAAGAGCCGTTTTTTAATGGCTTTTAAACACTAAATTTTATTAATAATTAAAAACTAAAAGTAAAATGGAAATAACAGTAAATCAGATTCGAGAAAAGCAAAAGCTACTCGAAAAAGACCTATCTACCAAGCTCAACCAGTTTGAGCGGGAGACTGGAATTAAGGTAACGGGTGATATAAAATGGGGATATACACAAGAAAAAAAACAGCATTGGATAAGTTTAAATTACTCTAATCCATTTATGTAATATTTTCCTGACGTTTTTAATATGAATAGTAATGGAAGAAATAAAAGATAAGATTTTAGAAGAGTACAAAAAAGGAAATATTGTAGTTTCTGGATTTGAAGGCTTACAAGTTATGCCTATAAAGGATTTTATAAAGGAACCAACGGAAGGAATGCTTTATGACTTAAACAGAAACGAAGCAGTTGTATTAACTTTTTTACCAGACCCTAAGTGGGTAAATGATTATGCAGTTGCTAAAGTTATTGCTGAATTAAAAAACAGAATTAAAGAACTTGAAGGTTAGCATTAAATATAATGATTGGGCTATGAATTGAAGCCAAGTAAAAATGTTCAATTCGATTACAAATCTTCATAGGCTTTTATTTATAGCCTGTGCTATAAAGCGTTTTTATGGAAACTGACAAAGAAAAATTAGAAAGATTAATGGATGATGAATATGACACTATTAAAAAACTAAAACAAAAGAAGAAAGATATTGATAGGCAAATTGATAACAGTTTTGTAAATTTAGATAAATATGGGGCAAGGTTAAATTCTTTATAACGGCAATAATAAAGTTAGCACTGGTTGACCTGAAAAGATGGACTACATAGAGTGCCAAAACTCTACAAACCCTATTACGGATGCTAACGCCTTTATTATTTATATTTATTGTTATGTGCTTTTTTAATTGCATCATAACGTTTTGTGTATGGCAAGTAGCCGAAGCACGGACGTTAAAATTTAGGACGAACCTTAATAGGCTATTTGCTATACACGGTGTTAGCATTAGTACGGGATTTGAAAAACTAAAGATTGATTTATGAAAGTATTAATTACACACGAAGAAAGCCAAACGGTTATGACTGCATTTTTAGAAGCTGGGCACGATGCTTATAGTTGTGACCTGCTTCCAGCAAGTGGTAAATACCCTGAAAGACATTTACAAATGGATTATTTAAAAGCTATTGAAAAAATAAAGCCTGACTTTTTAGGAATGCATCCTGAATGCACAAGGCTAACTGTAGCAGCTAATAAATATTATAAACCTGAATATGCGGAAAGGTTTCCAACTATACAACAGGACAGGCTTGAAGCTGTTTCTCATTTCTTTAATTGTGCAATGGCTCTGAACAAAATAGGCAAGGGGTATATAGAAAATCCAATAGGAATAATGAGCAGACTTTATCGGAAGCCTAACCAAATTATACAGCCTTATCAGTACGGACATACGGAAAGAAAAAGTACTTGTTTATGGCTTGCCGGGCTACTAAAATTAAAACCAACAAATATAGTTGAGCCTGATATTATAATACATAAAAGCGGTAGAACAGATAGTAGGCTTCATTTTGAAACGCTTAAACTACCAAAAGAAGAAAGGCGAAAAGCACGAAGCAAAAGCTTTGTTGGTATCGCGAATGCTATGGCTGAACAATGGACGTAGTATTAATGCTAACGTATTGTATATGGTTTGAAAGCCAACTACAAACGCTGATTAAATGAACGAATATTAACATGGCTTTTTAACTATATACGTTGTTAGCCACAGTACATTTTAGATATGAAATACATGGGAAGCAAGGCGAGATACTCTAAAGAAATTTTGCCTATAATATTAAAAACCCGAAAGCCTGAACAGCACTACATAGAGCCTTTTGCGGGTGGAATGAATATGATTGATAAAGTAGAAGGTAACAGGATAGCAAACGACATTAACTATGAGCTTATGCAGATGTGGGAAGCCCTTGTTAATGATGATTGGCTACCTAATAAAATTATAAGCAGAGAGTTTTACAACAGCATACGAGCGGACAAAACAAATTATGAACCGTGGCTTGTTGGATGGGTAGGATTTAACTGTAGCTACTCAGGTAAGTATTTTGGTGGATATGCAGGACAAGTAAAAACAAAAGATGGAACAATACGAGATTACCAAGCCGAAGCGCATAAGAACATTAAAAAGCAAATACCTAACCTGAAGGGTGTTGTTTTTACGAATAAAGAATACTGGAACTTACAAATACCACCAAACAGTATTATATATTGCGACCCACCTTACCAAAATACGACTAAATACGCTACTGATTTTGACCATAATTTGTTTTGGGAGTGGGTTAGAAAAATGAGCAAACAAGGGCATAGCGTTTGGGTAAGCGAATATAACGCACCGAATGACTTTGAGTGTGTGTGGGAGAAGGAGGCTCGAAGCTCACTTAGCGCAAATGGTACAATAGGAGGAAGCAAAATTTCGGTTGAAAAGCTGTTCTTGTATTGTGGCTAACACAAGAATAAAAACCGTGTTTTCATGGTTTCTTATTTAATGTTAGCCTCTTCTTTTTCTACTAGAACCCTTTAACCTTGACTTTTCTTTCCTACCTCTATTAGCTGATGCTTTTTCCATTGTGGTACTCCCGTCTTTTTGATGGCTAACGTCTAACCCATCACCATTACCCGCTGTACCTTTTTGTCGGTTAATTCTATTAAGCTCAACCCTTTTCTTTACGTTCTTACGTCTAGCCCCAAACTCCTTATCATATGCTTTTTTCTTAACGTATGATTTGGCGTTGGTGTGGTAGTGTTTTGCGGTTCTTTTTACTGACATATTAACTAGCCTTAGACTCGTAAATTTTGGTCTTTTTTATCTCGTCAATTAACTTTTCTGTTTTAGCTAGGCTTTCTTTAAATTGATTGTTGGTTGTCTTAATGTCGGGGATACCTTCTACTAAAGAGGCTATTCTTTTTGTGGCTTCGTTAGTTTCATTCATTGAGTTCTGAATGGACACTGCGTTTTTCTCGTAGTTTGTAACCACCTCTAAGAGGCTTTTGGTGTACTCTTGCTGAGTTTCTTTTAAAGCGTCCGTTTGCTTATTGATAAACAGCTTATTATCATCTAGTATTGCTTTAAACTGTTTTAGAACCAACCACAAGAAAGCCGCTAGTAATCCTAATCCAATGCTATCCTTAATAATCGAATCTAATAAATCACCCATATTAGAATATCCCTTTTAATAGGCTAATCCAACTAACGGCCTTGCTCCAATTAAACACTAAAAAACTAGCTATAAATCCAATGATAAAAAATACTATAATGTATTTAATACTGATACGATACCGAACCTTCTTACTTGTGGTTTCTTTATTGGTTTTAATTAAAGTGTTATTCTCTTTAGCAAGGCTACTGTAATCGTGTTTAAGGGCTTCTAACGATATTCTTATACTATCCGTTTCTTTTTTAAATACATTGCTTGTAGGGGCTTTATACCAGTCGTATTTAAAGTAATCCCATATACCTTTTATCGTGATGCTATCTAAACCTGATCTTAAAGTCAGTTCTTGCAGTTTAGCTACATCTACCTCCTGTGGTTTACCCCCTGCCGTACCACTAACCGTAGAGGCCAGTATGTTTTCTATGATTGTTATGTATTCCTTCTGAGCAAAGTTATCGTGCGACAGCTTGTTAATAATGCTATCCCGATTTACAAAAACATTTTCCTTTTTTATTTCTGTAACATCAATAACTTCTAGGCTTTTTTTACTTCCACCGCAAGATGAAAGAACCATGCAAAACATAAGCATAATAAAAAGTAACCATATTACTCTATGCCACGGATTGTCAGGGTTCGGTTGAAAGTTAATTAGTGTAGCCATTATTTAGCTATGTCTTTTGAAAACCTGCTAAAAACCTTATTGGCTATTTTTTTACCGTCTATAAAAAGAAGCATAATCCCCAACAAAAACTCACTCACATTTACATATAAATCAGCAACCTTCGGGAAATCAAACATATAACAGCTTAAAGCAAAAAGCATTAAAATAATCCCAAAAATAGAGGTTACTTTATCTTTAGAAACATCGGTGGTTAACATGGTATTATTTTAAATGCAAAGTTACAAAATTGTTATTTTATCGGTATAGGCCAATGGCCTCTTTTGTGCCCTCATCTCGGCTAAAGCGGAGTAGTTCATTCCAAGTAGCGCCTTGGCTTATGTTGTAGTTTATTACGGTCATGGATTTTAAGGTGTTATGCCCGGGTAGGTTACATTTGGCCCGTAAGTGTTTATCCAGTGCAGGCTGTCTGCCATTTCTTCAAGTAGAGTGTAACCGCTTGCTCCAATAGAAAATGGATTAGCGGGAAGGGTTCTTATGTTTACCGTATCTGGTTGATATAGGGCCCCACCAACTTCTCCCATATTATTAGGCGGTGGCAACACAGTATTGTTAATCGCTTTTTGCTTTTGTGCAATAACTGCTGCGCTCGGGTAAAAAGAATTTGCTCCTGCAAAAGTGGTGATGTACTTGCGCGCTAAATAAGCTGGTAAAGTCTGAAGCCCGGGTAACGTATGTGTTGGGTTAAGGGCAATATGGGTTGGTTCTTGCGCTTCAAATTCTGTAAGCACACCATTAACGTAATTAGAATCGTAATACAACAGACCAGCGTTTTCAAAACCCTTAGGATAAGGTCGCATATAAGAAATTGTCATAAGGTCTAGGAAGTTGTTCTTAATGGTGGCAATGGGATAACCCCCTTCTAAAGTATCATCTTCGCGAGGTACTCCATAAACGGTAGCTATTCCCTGCCGCCCGCCAAATCCATAGTTTTCAATTATTAAACCGCTACATTGACTCCCCCATTGTGGCATTCTATCTACGCATCCTACAAAGGCATTCCTGTAAATCAGTAAGCTATCACCTTCACCTACTGCTTGTTTTAAGTTTAGCAAACCTTTTGGGTGTTTACCCTTTTGATGACCGACCAACACCCCATTTACGACTTCATGATAGGCAAGTGGGTCAGCAAATAAACAGTTACTAATGCTTGTGTTGCTGCTTCTTGTTTGCATTAGCTCATCAGTACCATAATTAAAGGTACAATGGTCTATTGTTACATAGTTAGCGCCTATTTTCATTACATCACGCTCCCCATACTGTGTCCACCCGGCCGTGTTAATGAAAGCACTTCTTTCTATGCCGGGCAAAGTATCTGTACCCGCACTATAAGTCATATTTTGGATAATCACATTATCTGCAACAATATCTGTTTCTCGGCTATGTATTCTAAGTGCCGGTGAACCTGTAGGCACAAATTGCCCAAAAATTGTGAGGTCGCCTTCTGTAATTCGGCTGCTTTCAAAAAAGCTAGTATCAGACGTGCCACCAGCAAACACTACTATTGTTGAGGGTACGCCATCATTGTTAGCGCTATCAATTGCAGCATTATAACTGCCCACGCCTTCAAAATGGTTATTGGTTACAGTGTATAGTTTAGGCGTTAAGTTAGAGCCTCTACCACTACCGCCCGTTGCACGATAACCATATCCATCAAAATTTCGGGGCAAGGCTGGTAACGCTACGTTAGCTAATGTGGTATTTAAGTAAAATTTTTCTTGCGCAAATAAATCTATGGTATCGTTGAGAGCCTGTATTTCTCCTAGCGCAGCGCTTACTAATTCATAGATACTATTTTTGAGGCTTAAGCTTGCTGGCCCCACAAAGAACGCGCTTAAAGTATCGGCTAAATAGCTATCTATTGTAATACTTGTAGGCGTTTCGCTTACACTGCTGGCAAAAGTATGTACTTTTCTAGCGCCTAAAGCAAAACTTCCGGGGTAAGCTTCTGTTTCAGAGGCTATATTTTCTGTTTGAGGAACCGCGCCACCTGAGTTAAAACTGCCTTTGCTTACCTTATTTTCTACATAAGAATACCACATAAATGGCGAAGCATTTGGGTTTACACTAGCCAACCGGCTAGGCCCACCAACCCCACCAACCCAACTTACCCCTCTATTTTGTCCTATTATAAATTGTTGTCCAATACTAATTTCTTGTTTTGCGTTGGCTCCAATTTTTGCCTGATAACCATAGGTCAATCCAGTACCCGAGGTACTTTTGTTAAAGTATAAAGCCCCCATACTATAGTCATTGTAAAAATGGGCTGTGTCCGCTCTTGCGAAAGTATAGCCGTTTTCCAAGTAGCCCGTACCCCCAGATGTCCAACCCGCGTAAGGCGCTAAAATTGTCGTGTTTACTTCTTCAAATCTGTGTTCAGTTGGATTCACTAAATTGATTCCAAGTTGCGCTATGGTCGTTGTTTTGTCTCCTGCAAATATCCAAAGACCACCGCCTGGAAAATTAGCTAAGCTATCGTAATGACCTCTAGCTATTAGGCTATCTACTACTTTTCTGTAAATTGCCTGAGTGGTAGCGCTGGGTAATGCTACGTCATTGCTAGACATAAAATCAAGCACTTTATCATAGCCTTGACTTTCAACTACGTCTTTTTTCTGCGTAAACATAAACGCCTCATCTTCATCTCCATAAAAATAGAGTCTTGCATTCACATTGTTATCGTGCAAACTGTCGCCATCACTGATAATTACGTTTAACACTTCTGTGTTTACCCATGCCGTTCCGTTATACACCTTAATAACATTTCCTATCGGAGGTGGGGGTGGTGGTTTTACTGTGTCTTTTAATGCTATTATCAGGCTATCTAAAGTGTTTTGTGTTTTAAATAACTGGTTGTCTAAAGCTTTTGTTTTTACCGTGTTTTTTGCTATTTCTTTTTCTAAAAGATTAGTATAACTCTCTAATACTTTAAACGATTTTTGAGTTGGAACTTCTACGGGTTGAGCCATAGCACCGAAGCTAATAGCTAACGCTAACATTGTTTTTTTTATTACCACATTCTTATTTTAACATCATTTTTATACGTGTACACCCCGCCAAAATAAGGCCGAGCTTCTGATTTATGTAACTTCTTAAAGTTGTAAAAAGTAGCTGTATCGCCCTCTTTTATGTTTGACTGCATTATATCCCAACCTCGCACTCCGTTACGGTAGTAATATTCCGCTATCTCGTAAGTCGTGTCTTCGGGGTTATACCTCCACACCATTCTATGACTATTATCGTGCATCCCGAAACTTGTATTGAGGTCTAAGGTCGGGTTAAACGTACCTCCTATTTTATTCCACCCCTTGTAGTAAACACCTGCGCCTGTTCCTGCGGGTATTAAGTATCTGCTTTTGTAAGAAAATATGACATGATAATCGTCAACGCTTTGTTTACACTCAAGCAAGTCTAAGAAATCCCAAACCGACCTGTTTAATACCCTGTGCTTTCCTGCCGAGTACTTTATAGTTATTACCCTAGAACTTAATTCGCTGCAACTTTTTTTCTCACAGCTAAGTAGGGTAATTGAAATAAATAAAAGTAATAGTAGTTTCATGGTTTTAATTTAAAGAGCAGTTCCGTCTGTGTTTACCCATGCCGTTCCGTTATACAAAATTAGTTGTTTTGGGTCTAAAGTTGTATCAAAATATACTTGCCCCGCAGCAGGGCTTGATGGTCTTTGCGCTGTTGTACCGCCTTGATGCACATTACGGTTTGTTGCATTCATGCTTGTGCCATCGCTTACTAATATCTGCTCTGCGGTTAATTCAGCGCCATTTGCATCAAAAAAATTAGCAGTGTAATGTACGTTATTTATACTATCCAATTCCCACCCAACCAAATTTGTGTTGTACAATCTGTGGGTTTTTCTTGCCTTTGTGTATGCCAAATTACCCTCACCATCTGCCAACATGATTACATTGCTAATGCTATCATAATTATCATTTTGAGCATCCTTAACGGCATAAGCCAAGGTGGTTATAGGGTTTAGTTCTGAACCTATGTACACTGAGTAATTGGAGATAAAAGGGGTGGTAGTTGAAAATGAGCCTACACTTGTTAGAGCTAAACCCCCTAGCCCCTTTATTACCCCATTAACACCATTAGCATCTGAAAATGCGCCTAACCCAAATCCAGAATTAGCACTACCTTCTACCATAGTACCTAGCGAAAACATACCAAAAGCAGTATTAGCAGCACCATATTTTAAATCACTTAAAGCTACCCTACCAAAAGCACTATTTGAGCCACCCATCTCTAGGCTAACTAAAGCCGCGTGTCCAAAAATTGAATTACTTCTATTTTGTGGTAGTATGTTAAAATAGTATTCTATGGCATTAAGACTATCTACCGTGTAAGTTCGCATATTCCCAAACAACTGAACGCCAAAAGCTGTATTTTCTCGAAAAATAGAACTAGGCATGGCGCTATCAAAACCATTAACGGTGTAAATCATATTACGACTTTCATCATTGGTAAAAAGGTTATCTATATTTGGGTTATTTGTACCCTGCTTACCAACCATGTACATTGATTGGTTAGCGGTTTTTCCTATTCTTAAACTATCTGAAACATAGATGTCGTTTGTAGTGGCCGCCCCAGCGGCAGTTACTTGCTGCAAGTTAAAGGAGGTAGCACCACCCACCACTATCGCTCTAACTTGTGCTATGCTTATACTATCAACCACCCCCGTAGCTGCGTTTAAAACTAAGAATATAGTATCAGTTCCATCGGCTAAAGATGGTAGTAAAACATCACCACTAGATTTAAAACCTCTAGTCCAATCGTATAGGAAAGGGTTAGATGTATAGGTCTGTGAAAAAGCTGTAAAACCTATTAAGAATAATGCTGCTAGTATTTTGTTTTTCATGTCGTTATTTTTAATGTTTTTAATCTAAAGCACTTCCGTCAGGTTTGCGCCAAGCACTACCGTTGTAAAGGATTAACCCATTCAACGTAGTGTCGTAGTATATCTCTCCTGCTACGGGAGATGCGGGACGTTGTGCTGTTGTTCCGCTTTGAGGTACATTTCTATTCTTAGCATCAGTTTTAGTTCCATCGCTTACTAATATCTGCTCTGCGGTTAAAGCTGCTGCGTTACCGTCCGTAAGGTTTCCGTTTAGTTTTAAGCCTCCAAACAAAGTTAACACTCTATTGCTATCTAATGTTAATGCAGTTCTGTACGTACCGTCTTTTTTAGACTCTATTTTTAAAAACCCACCTTGGTCGGTAGTGCTAGTGTTTAAAAAACGAGTAGTGCCTAATATGCTGTTTGATGTTTGATTAGCGCCAAAATTTAAGTAGTTACTAGCTAGGTTTAGTTTATCGCTTAAAGTTAGGCCAGTAGCAGCGTTAAAGGTTGCTTGCGTAACACCATTTGGCTTAATTTGTATTGTAGCCACACTGCTGAAAGTTGTAAGGGCTAGGGCGCTGCCTAAGTTTGTTATGCTTGCGTCTGAGGCAGTGCCATCAAGAAAAATTGAGGCTCTATTACCTTTTATAAACAAGGTTGTTACGGGTGGTGAGCCTTGATTAAATATTGTATCTCCATTTAAAGTCATTAGCACATTAGCCCCATCAACATCTGTATAATCAGTGATTGATAGATGCTTGTCAGTAATTGCATTTACAGTAGCCACATCATCTAGCGTAACATTTGCTCTGACTAAGGTTAATATATTAGCATCTGTTCTACTTAAAGAGCCGCTTGCCACAGTGTCAATAGTGCCATTTGCGTTTACTACCAAAACTGCATTAGTGGTTGTTCCCGCTAAAGTTCCTATTTTAATACCCCCCGAAAAAACAGCTAAGTTCTTCCAATCTATAAGGGCGTAGTTGTTGGCGGTTGTGTTTTGCGATAAAGCTGAAAAGCTTATTAGCAATAAAAGTAGTGTTATCTTTTTCATATGTATAGTTATCATCCTATTTTCACCCATTCGTCTTCTCCACCTTCATTATGGTTTAACAAGTTTTGCGTCTATCCAAAATTGATTAAAGTCAAAGCCCGTAAATTGAGCTTCTAAAGCTGCGCCCATCTGGATTATAACGGTATCGGTCTTATCCCAAAATGAACTATCTCGATAGTAGATTTTCATCTTGCTAGTTCCTTGGGCTATTACTGCCTCTACGTAGCTTATCATTCCGCGTTCATCAAGTAGCACCTTCCCTTGCACGGCACCTATTCGCCTAGCTTCTAGCTGCGCCTCTGTGAAGGTTAGGGTGTAGGTCAAGCCGTCCGCGTTTAAGGTGGCTGTGGCGTACTCTAAACCGCTCGGAATATTAGGGCCAAAAGTGTTCGGTGATATTTCTATCTTGTCAACTATCATTTCAGTTCTAATTTATAGTTTAAAATAGATGCCACGCTATTTTTATTAAAAAAACCAATTTTATTCAGTTGATCTGAGTCATCAAAACCGGGTAATTGAATGATACCGCTCGTAAATATATTGCTGTGTATATATATTCTTTGATCTCTATTATCCCAATTTATCTGCACCGAAAAAATAAAACGTTCTGGGGCATTATTGGCACTACCCACTGCCGCGTAAACCTCAGTAGTAGTGTCACTTGCCACACTATTTACTTTTATGGTTCCCTTACGATTCAGCTCAAGTGTAGCGTAATTACTGGCATCTCTCCAAAAAAGCAGAAACAACGGGGAAGTACTTACGAATGTCTCATAGCAAACGTCTATTCTGAAGTTTCTATCGTTCTTACTTGTCCCCAAACCGCTTGTATCTAGCGTTTTAAAGGATTTTGAGGCAGCGGTTAAATCAGTGTACGCCCTCCCCGCTACTAATTCCGCTGAGGGCGTGTAGCCCCTCACGCCAAAATTATCAGCCGCCCAAACCCTATCTGGGGCATTTATTCCGTAATTAAAATAAGTCACAGGTATAAGTAGCTCTGAAATAGGCACAGCCACCGCGCTTGAATTGACCCTATACAAATCACCCTCAGATGCGCCCGTAAAATCAAACTTTCCTTCTATTGCATCCTTGGCCGCTACGGCTCCTGTTTCGGCTGTTTCGGCATCAGACGCACTGTTGGCTGCATTCGTTTCTGATGTGGCAGCGTTTGTTTCTGAGGTGGCGGCATTGGTTTCTGAGGTAGCTGCGGCTGTTTCGCTTGCACCTGCGGCTAGTTTACTTACCTCCGAAGCACTTGCGCTAACACCCGATGCTAATCGGCTTACCTCTGATGCTGCTGCTGAGGCTTCTGATTCCTCAGCGTATTCTTGTGCTATCTCTTTAGACCTGCTTGCGCTATTACTTGTAACAACTATTTTTATCTTCCCTGTTATGGCTTGTTCAAATGTTATTACCCCCGTAGTTACGTTTATAGAGTAGCCTTGTCCTGATGAGTCGCTTTCCATACCCCCTATAAATACTAGGGCAGTAAGCACTCCTTTTAGATTGTCATTTTGATAGGTGGTGGCTGCCGATAGCGTTGCTTCTATTTGATTAAGACCTCCAAAAAGATTGTTAGCGCCATCAAAAGAATAGCTAACGGTTTTACCGTCAACAATTCTATAACCTAGTAGCCTATCGTTAGGCTGTGGGTCTTTTAAAGGGTATAGAATTTCATTATTAATATCTCCCATTATGCTTGTGTTACAAAAATTACTGTACCCGTTATTGCTCCAAATTCAGTGTTAAACACAATTATACCTGTGTCAGGGTCAAAGGTTGATATTAAATTACCCGTTGATATTTCCTGCCCTGATAAAAACCCAAAAACAAAGGCTTTATCTAAAAAGTCGTTATTCTGATACTGCGTTGCAGCGGTTAGTGTAACTTTTATTGATTTCATACTACCAAGCAACGCTGTAAATACAGCTACCGTAGTTAAAACCGTTTCCCCACCCGCTCCTTTACTCAAAGGAATAAGAAAGCCAGAGGTAATGTCAGCAGCGGTTTGTAGCGGATATAAAGTAGTATTGTTTATCTTACCCATATATTGTTAACTTTGCAATAATCACGATGCAAAGGTACGAAATGGGCAAATTAGGCAGATTAACAAAGAAGGAATTTGATTTCTTAAACTCTGAATATGGGATGTTTAATAACTCCCATCATTACAACTTATCAGAAAAGGGAATAAAGACAAGACCGCTGTCCTTACATTTTTGGGCGGTGGCTTATTTAGCAGATACTACCACCGACAATTTAAACTACGAGGAGGTAGCTTTTCTATTAATGACCACACACCTAAAGTATTTTGAAATGCACATACTATCTGATGTAACGGGTTGGGGTGAAGGTAAGAACCAAGTGGTGTTAAACAGCCTAATGTCTAAAGGCTATTTTAAAGAAGAAAGGCCACGTAGCAGAAGCAGTATGTGGCAGGGTAAAGTTTATAGGGTGGCGTACAAATACTACCCCACCCATAAACATGATATGTATGTACAAAAGCTAGAAAATGGTTTTGAGAAGATACTCAATGCCGCAGATGATAAAGCTAATGCTATTAAACTTAAACCTAAGAAGGTCAAGGGTTCACCTAAAATTTAGTAAAGCTTATTAATTGTTCTAACACGTTAATCTCAAAGTTCTTTTTGCAATAGCCAAATACAACTCCCTTTTCAAAGGTTACCCCTATTAATCGGTCTGACTCTGTTTTTACAATGCCTTCCTTCTCATCAGTTACCATAATAAGAACCTTAACCCCTCTTTTCTTGTTTTCTTTTAAAGCGTCTATTAAACTATCAATGTCAATATTATTCATCTTGTATGTTTTTAGTTACATGGCAATATTATGAATTAATACTGACCTAAGTCGGTTTTCAATGTTAAGGGTTCGTTAATTATACCTGAAGATGTTAATCTCTTTTTCGTAAGCCTCTATCTGAGCATCAAAGTCGTCTAAAGAGGTGTCTATTTGATACATTCTACCTAATACATAGACAACCGTACCCTTTAACACCTCCACACCGAACTCATCCTCAATCCATTCGTGGTAGCCATCTACCTCAGCGTAAAGAAACCTAGTTCTAACGTAGGTATCCTCTTTTGGTAGTCCCAAGTCCTCGTTTTTACCTAGAGCATCTAAATCCTCCATTAAAGCATTGCATTTGTGGTATCTCATCTTACGTTTCTTTTGTTCCACTCATTATTAGCGTCATCTATTGCTTGGTGTGAGTCTGAGTAATACCCAGCAACATTTTCTATCTCTAGTCCGTGCTTTTTTAACCAAATAACTGCATCGTCATAGCCATTTCTAGTGTGCTTAAACCGTGTAATAAATATTTTGCTCATGGTTTTGTATTTGATTATAATCCCATAAATCCTTGAAACTCCCAACCGTCATTACCGTTTTTAAAGTGCTGACGCTCTCCGTTGGTATCTTTATAGTCAGCGTGTATAAAAGTTGTGTACCTACATATACGGGTGTAGAGAGAGTGCTTAACCATCAGTTCCTCTAGTAAGTCTAAGTTATCACAAGTCCAATCAGTAGCGCCTTTACCGTTAGCAAATACGTGTTGACTCTTGCCTGACCTACCCATTTTAATCTCATGCCATAAGGGTCTATACCCACTGTTTAGGCTAACGTTAATAGGTATGCCTATTGCAGAGCGTATGGGCTGCATAGGTAGTATGTGATGCTTTAGTATTGCATCGGCTATATCTTCGGGTATAGGCTTCCCCGTTATGTTAAATTCGCTTATCTTAAAATTCAATTCCATACTCATAATTATATCGTGTTAAAGTGTAAAGTTAAGCATATATAAGTAAAACAAGACGGAATATACCCACCATACTTTTGGGGGATATACTTCAAGGCAGTAGTCCCAAACAGCATCTACAAAGGCTTCTGTATCGGTATGTGCCATAACCGCATAATCATCATTAGTCATAAAGGATAGTGTGGTGAAAATGCAAATAAATATAAAGATTGGAATGTTGGGGATAAAAACCACCCAAGAAATTATTGTGGCTAATAGTCTTTTCACAGTTTGTTATTTAAATTATTAATTAGCGGTTGTAGTCTTAGCGCACCGCCCTTACACTTCTTATCTATTGTTGGTCTTGATACACTAGACTCTTTATGTAACCGCATTTTGGTTATCCTATCCTTTCCATCGTGTATCTTAAAACAACCTTCCTCTAGCAGTTCGTTTACCTTTATGCTAGACTCAGTTCTGCTATCTACGACCTCTACATCTTTAAGCTGAGGTATAATGTCAATGTACTTACATACCGTGCTGTACGTTACTCCTGAGAACTCACTGATGTCGGTTCTAGTTATCCTACCATTATGCTCTACACTTTTTATTGCCTCAATAGCTGACTCTATCTTTAGTATAATATCAGTTTGAGTAGCCTCCGACATTATGCTGTTTGCATACAGCATTTTCTTCTTTGACTTAATGTTGGCAAGATAATAAGCTTTGTCTTTATCACCTAACTTACAACTCTCTTTTTCTTCCTGCATAGTTAAATTTAACAGTTCCTTAACATTAGACTTCCACTCTAGCTTGGAGTTGGTTATAATATTCATATCTCTAGGCGGTTCAGTTGCAAAGCAATCCTCTACAACATCCTTTATATCCTCATAGAAAACAGACACCCTAATACCATAGTCCTTTACCGCTCGGTGTATCTTACTACTTATAAAGGCACACACAGCCTCTTGACTAAGACTCTTCCCTATGTTGTCATTAAGAGCCATAATCTTATAGGTTAGTAACCGCATATTGTAAAGGAGGTTATCTCTGCTAGTGTTTACCTTGAGGTATCTAGCATCTATAACAACACGCGGTTCTAACCATACGTAAGCAAAGGCAAACTCCCTTCTAAATTTATCTTCGGGTTGGTGTATGATTTGGTAATCAATCATTGCTTATCTCTTTTATTGATTGTTTAATAAGTGTTGTTTCTAAGTTTAGCTAATATCCTAGTCAAGTCCATAGAACTTCTCTTCAAAGCACCACTCTCTTTATTACCAGTTGTTAAACCGTGTTCAGTGTAGCCCCTGTAATTCATTTGACTTTCTTTTAAATCTCTTAGCTTAGACAAGAATCTCTTTGCCTCTTTTTCTGCTTCAAGTATGTCCTGTACTTTCATAATATATATTTACTTTATTTGATTACGTATTAATGTGTAAACAGTTACCCCTAATCAACACCCTAACTATTTACTGTTTTAGTCGGTTATTAGTCCCACCAACTCATTACAGATTAACACCTAGTCTGTAAAACAACACTGTAACTGCTTGCTTACCACAAAGATACAACTTATGTAAATACAAACCTAATCTATTTACTTTATTAAAGTGTAAACCTACTTACACAGCCCCTCTCTTATAAGGGGTATATAAGTACCTTTACATATAAGCTAATAACTATACGCAGCAACAGATACAGAGGTACGGTTGGTATGTTTTACGAGACGTGTGTGGGTATGGTGTTACTACTAATAAAATTTAATTTTTTATAAATTCCGAAATCAAAATAATTAAACCCACCCCTTCAAATTATAAACGAAAGTATGCCAAAGCTTTTAACCCCTATTAGTATAGTAGTGTTGAGGTTTACTAAACTATACTACTAAACAACTAACTACTTACTTACTCCTTATCTAATTGCAGTTAGTGGTTAACCGTACTACTACACTACTACTACTCACAGTACTACTATACTATATTGTACTATTAACTATTGTTAGTAGTTGTGTAGGTTACTATTGTTTGGGTTGTTGGTGTGGTCCTACCCCTCACTGATTGGTTGGGTTGTTGGTGTTTAGGTGGTGGTCCTACCCCTCACCTTAACTCATTCCCTAAACCTTATAAGCCACTCACTATAAATAAATGTGTATTGTATTGGTTATCTATTGCCTATTGCTTAGACCTTATTTCTACAGACTGAGGCAGGTTAAATACTTTACGTAGAGTTATTGTTCTGTTAACATATGGTTAACATTGACTTCTTATGTTTGTAGTGTTGAAAGGAACTAACCTATTCAGCTTTAAAGTTTACTACTATGATTGTAATTTTCAACTACAAAAGCACAGGTGTGAAACACAAAGAAGAGTCTCAATTTTTTGAATTTGTTGTTAAAAGCAGATTTAATGAGCAAAATAATCGATCCTTGCAATGGTGTAGATTTGATGGGTTAAAAATTATTTGTGAAACTATTGAACCTTCAATAATTGATTTTGTGAAATTGACTTTAAAAGGTGTTATTGAAACAAGTAACGGGCATAAATGGGAATTGGTATGATCAAGACTAAGAAATAAACAAGTGTAGGTTAAACGCCTTAAAGCGGTGCAACTCCGCTTCGCTTACAAAGTAAAAACCAATAAATAAAAATACCATGAGAAAGATAACAGAGCAAGCTACCGAAGCCTTTAATAACGCTGAACCATTTAAAAAAGCAAATACTGAAGTAAAAGTTTTACCAAATGTCACGGTATTATTATTACACGGTAACGAAATAGCTTTTAAATATAACAACCCCAAAAAAACCCTATCAATTACCAATTGTGGCTGGAAAACCAACACAACAAGAGAAAGGCTTAATGCAATTGAAGGCGTTAGTATAAGACAATGTAAAGGTATTTGGTACTTAAACGATGAAGAGTGGAACGGCAAGTTGATAGACGTTAAGAAATAACCTTTAATCAATAACCAATAATTTACAATATTATGGAAACAACAATAAGAAATTTAATAACAGGAGAATTAGAATTTTTTGTAAATGATTTATCGCCAGCGGAGAATATAATTAGTTTAATCATCTTTAATAAAAAGCAAAGGTTGAAAGGGAATAACCTATCAGCTACTAAAGTTTACTACTATGAAAAATCACAAATTAACACCAACACAGTATTTAAGGGGAGTAGAACTTGGTTACTATGAGCCAATAAAATGTGCTGGTGTTTTCAAGAAGATTGTAAAGCATTTCAAAGTTTGCGGAAGAACTGAAATTCTTTTAATAGACTTGAAATAATGAGCAAAGATTTTAAACAATTAACAGACTAAAATTAATAATATGAGAATTATAGAAACAAACGTTTACACAATAGAAGAGCACCCGAACAAAGAAAAATGCTTTGAATGGATAAGAAATAATTGGCACGATTTAAACCAACATAGCGTAGAAGATATAATTAGTAGCATTAAATCTTTGAGTAATAAAATTGGAGGTACTTTTGATTATTCGATAAGTCAAGTACCCGATAGAGGGGAACATATTACTTTCAAAGATTATGACCACGAAGCCTTATGTGGATTAAGTGCTGACGATTGCCCCCTTACGGGAGTTTGTTGGGATATTGATTTGATTATTGGATTACGTAATGGAAACCCGAATAAAGTGTTAGATTCTTTACATACAGATACAGAGTACCAATACTCTAATGATGGTTTACTTGAATTATGTGAAGCAAATCAGTATGAATTTGACGAAGATGGGGAATTAGCATAAACTAAAAAATTAACAGACTAAATTTAAGATTATGAAAAACAAAGAGCTAAAATTAGAAATAATAAAAGAGTACATTAATGCGCTAGATTCAGAAAGTAAATGGTTTAAAGATGATGTTAAATCATTTAAAGAAAGGTTAAAATCAGAAACAGATAGCTCCAAACTAAAAGCACAGCTAGGAAATATAAGAAGCTTAAACGGCAAAAACAAAGCGTTTAATGCCAAAATTAAAAAAATATCTAAAGAACTCGATATGAACGGAATGTTTGACATCGGCAAAATGA